CTGACATATCAAGGGTGAGGGCTGCGATATTCGAGGATCCGTCATAGCCTTGGAATATAATATCTCTATCTGATACTAGACTTCGAATGTATAAGTCAGTATTAGCCATGCTTAAAAGTCCTACATCTGTACCACTGTCTCTCAAGTAAACATTTCCCGCATCACTATCAAGTATAATGCTCGAGGCGACATCAATATGTAAGTTTCCAGAAGAAACATCAATCTCATTTGGCATGATAAACATATTTCCTACCTCAAAACCAGTAGGATTACTTACAATTCCAGCAAAAGTTGATTTACGTGCGGACATGTCCATCGTCAGCATATTGTAAAGAGCAGAACTGTCTCTTCCCTGTACATAAATATCTTGATTGAGAACAGAGTTTGCTAAGTAAGTACTTGATCCGTCACTGTAAATTCGAAAATCTTGATCGTTTCCGAAACGAACAGCTTGACTATCTGCAATACGTACATCATTTCCAAAATGTGCCGCACCACCGTCTGACATATCAAGAGTAAGGGCGGTAATTGCTGAGCCACCATCATTACCTCTAAACACAATATCAGCATTTGAAACTGCACTGTAAAAAGTTGGACTACTTCCTGAACCTACAGACAATTCAATTATAGAACCACCATTATCTTGAAATCTCCAAGAACCTGAATCAGAATCTAGTTTAATATCTCCTGCGACATCTACTAATAGATCGCCAGTATCATTTTGTATTGTACCATTGGAACCATCATGTTTAATTCTCATATCAATATCTGCACCAAGGAACAAAGTAGCTCCATCATGGTTCATATTGATTGTTCCAGTTGATGTTATATTACCTACATCTAAACCACCCGTAATATTAACACCAGCTGCATCTGTTTCTAGTTTAGTAACATCATTATGTCTTAATTGTACAGAACCACCATCAGTCGCTAATAAATATGTTTTATTTGATCCTTGATTATTTAAAGCAATATTTGTCCCTTCTAATCTAAGATTACCAGTACCTCTATCGGCAACGTAACTGTCTGAACCATCATGATAAATCTGTAAATCTTGTGCATCACCGAATTCTAGCTTTACATTATCACCAAAGCTTAAATCATTGTTGACAGATACATCAGACTTATAAGCATGAATTTGTACTAAATCACCAGTAGATGCTCCAGTCGTTAAGACAACTGAAGTTCCATTTGTTGCAGTATAGTCAGCAGAAGATCCTTCATCGAGAAGAATACCATTCATAAAGACTTGAACTTTTGGAGGAGTGCCAGTGTTATAGGCTAGAGTGTTTGAATAATTGTCAGATCCAGAAAAAGTAGTTTGAGATGAAGTTGCGGTATACTCAAACGCAGTAAATGTAGATGCAATACTTCCAGTATCTGCTCCTATTTCTACAATACTATCGGTACCACCTACACTTTTCTTCATGTAGAGTTTACCGTCAGCAGTATTAAGTGCTAATTCTCCTAAATTTAAATCATTGACTCCGGGTTGGTTACCGGATACGGCAGAACGCCGTAGACGAATATCTGTTAATCTGGCCAATTTTGGCTTCTCCTGTTGTTCAATCTCTATATAGAGCTATAATAAAAGTTAGTAATTCTTATGAAAGAATATTATAATACTATTTATACAACAAGAAAAGCTAGATTAGTAAGTACCACCGTCTATAATGTTAGATACTACTGGAACACCTGAAGCATTAAACTGTACAATATCTCCAGCAGTTCCTAGAGAACTTGTTAGGCTACTAAGAGCAGTTCCACCAGCGTTTGCTATTAGAATAGAATCACCAGTAAAGCTTGATACTCCAGTACCACCATGAGCGACAGCAAGATCATTTGTAAGTGTTAATGTTCCGGCACTTAAAGTACCACTTACATCAGCATCACCATTTACATCTAGATCAGCATTTACTTCAACTTCATTAGTATTCGAATCAAGTACTAGCTTACCAGATACAGTAGTTATTGTATTGTCATCAGCAATACCAACTGTGATATTACCAAGATCAGCACCAGTACCATAAATGTTTCCAAACTCTGCATCACCCCATGGAGAAGTATAATCTTCGTCAGATGAATTACCTTCCGCAGAATCATCAGGTTTAAATACAAATCTTAAAGAAGTTCTATCTAGACCAAAGAAACCATCTTTAACAGCTGAACCATCTCCCCACTTAAATCCGATACCGCGATCAAGAGCATCAGCTGTTGTTGATGAATTATCAGCTAACATCATAACAGCATCGTCAATTGCTACTACTGTGGATTCAACAGAAGTTTGAGTACCTTGAACTGTAAGATTACCAGATACAATTACGTTTCCAGTAAGAGTTGGATTCGATACAATGCCGACTGTAATAGTATCGCCAGACACCGAAGTTTCAATTTCGTTTGCAGTACCAGAAACTGTAAGAGTATCTGTTAGAAGTTGTACACCATCATCAGTTCCAGAGTCAGCTGCAAGGTTTAGAGTTGTAGCAATTGTTGCTGTAGTAGCTGCTGTTAAACGACCTTGTCTATCAACAGTAATAACTGGAATTGCTGTAGCAGATCCATAGACTCCACTATTGGTCGCAGTCATATCACTAGCAGTATCATCTAAATCTATTGAAATTGTATTATTAGGTCCAGCAGAAACTGTAGTTGTAATTCCAGTAAGACCAGCGAAAGTTAATGTTTCACCATTATTGAATACATCATTTGAACCAGAATCAGCAGCAAGTGTAAATGAACTTGAGATTGCAACATCAGCTGCAGCTGTTAATCTACCTTGTTGGTCAACTGTGAATGTTGGAATTGCTGTAGCGGAACCATAACTAGCTGCTGTTACCGCAGTATTATCAAGATCTATAGAAACACTATTTCCAGAAACTGCTGTTGTAATACCCGTGTCACCAGCAAAAGTTATTGTTTCTGTATTAAGGTCTATAGCTCCAGTGCCAGAATCACCCGCAATTGCTAGATCAGGAAGATTAGCTTCGGCCGCAGCGGTTAATTGTCCTTGAGCATTAACAGTAAATGAAACTGTTTTACCAGTACCACCATAAGAACCAGCTGTCACTGCGGTGTTTGTAATACTTATCGTTGAAGTATTTGCAGCGTCATCATTAGCAACTGTAATTCCAGTTGAGGCCGTTATAGCACCACCTACTGTGTCGTAAATAAATTCTTGTAATGTGTCAGTTGTTCCATTAATGTATGGATTATTAAGAACTGTCTTACCAGTACCATTAGGATCAAGTACAATATTTCCATTAGTATCTGTTGAACTTAATGTATTGGCATCTAAATTTAAGTTATCAACATTTAACGCGCTTATCTTTCCAGCTGAATCAGTAATAATTGCACTAGATGCTGTAAGTGTACCGTGAACATGATCAAGTAGACCCGTAAAATACTTACCACCAATTAAATCGACGCTAGAAGCAACTCCACCAGATTCAGTTCCAGTACCAATGTATAATCTATCACCATTGTTTGCTTGTGTACCAGATACATATGAGTATGCTAATTCACCTGTTTTAATATTACTAGGAGCTGTGGTGGTTGCGCCCGTAGTTAAGATTTTAATCCTTGTTAAATTAGCCACTAATATGTGCCTCCTATTATATTCAGATTTTGATTTTCAATCTGAGTTGTAACTTTATATTCTCCAGCAGTCCCATCATAAATCATCATAACACCATCACTAGTTCCCGATGTATTTACATCAGCTAAATCACCAAGGCTTAATTCACCTGCTTGGATTTTCATAGTTGTGGCCACAATTTCTTGTTGTGCGTTTGCTTTTCCTTTTAATTTTGCTGCATTTCTAATTTTAGCTCTTATGGTCATTGCTTATGCCCTTGTAACGCCTGGTCTAACTTCTAGTTGTCCTTCGATAATTCTTGTTATTTCACTAGTTGAAGTTTTAGTAATTTCAACATCGTATACATATCTTCCAGCTTTTAATGCATTAGTTGTAGTGGCAGATAGAGCAATCTTTACAATACCACCAGCTGCACTAAATACCGAAGCTGTAAATGCTGTTGAAGTTGTAGAAGTATAAGTCTTTCTTAACTGACCTTCAACAGTGTATCCAGCAAGATCTAATGGATCACCACTAGAATCTGTTACATCAATTTCAGCACCAAATGTACTTCCTTGGTCTACTGATAAATTAGAATATATTGCCATTCTATATTTCCTTTAACTATTTATATCTTTTAAGCTTTCAATCTCAGCTCTAAGTAATTTATTTTCTTCTTTCAATTCTTTAATTGCTTCGATAAACAACGCTGATAGTTGGTTGTAATCTACTGCTTTATGAGTTTCATCTTCAACTTTCAAAGTCTCAACTTCTTTAACTGCACTCGGTAAAACATCTTCTACATTCTGCGCAATTACACCAGCAGATTCTTTACCATCTCTAATCCATTCAAAAGTTACACCATCTAATTGACATACTTTATCAAGAGCATTTGTAACTATATTCACATTAGTTTTTAATTTAGCATCTGACGCAGTAGTAGTTGAAAATGCTACAACATCTCCATCAGCATGGAAGTCTCCATTATTAGCCATTCTAAATTCATGAGTTGGATTACTACTAGTAGTAGCTGAAGTATAAAAATCAATATATCCTGTATCTCCACTTGCAACAGCTGAATGTAATTTAATATATGACTTAGCTGTTGCATGAGCATGACCTAAATATATATCACCAGAATAACTACTTCTTCTTTGATCATTATCTAAATCAATTGTTATTTTGTCAGTGCCATCGGTCAAAGTTAAACCAATACCAGCATCTATAGTAAATGTATCGGAGTGACTATCAGCGCTATGTAATGTCGTATTAGTTCCATTATTTTGAGCCTGAATATTACTAAATGTAATTTGTTCTCCAGTTGCACCAGCCTCAATACCATCAAGCTTAGCTTTATCACTCCTACTCATCGCTCCAGCAAATAACGAAGTTGCAACCAACAAAACTCCATCATTACCAGTACTTGAATTAATTGTTACTGTATCACTGCCTGATGTTTGTGTGACAGTTATATTAGTACCAACATTTACTTGAGCGCCTGTAGCAATACCATCAAGCTTATCATGATGAGTAACTGACATCACACCTGCCGCAGTACTTGAGGCCTCAAATATTTGAGAATTATTACCAGTACTAGAATTAATACCAACAATATTAGTACTTGTTGTAACATTTAGGTTAGTACCTGGAGTTTCAATAGTAATATTATCATCACTGGTTTTTTGAATTGTTGTAATACCACCTGCAGTTAATTGAATATCATCAGTACTGCTTGGATTAGTTCCTACTAATTGAATAAATGGGTTGAAATTATTTCCTACAGAACTTTGAGCAACTTTATGTGAATATGTAGTATTTGCAGTATCATTTTCCCAAGGAACATTAACAACACCCTGACCAGCAGAATTTACTTGAAGACCATAGGTTCTGCCGGCCGTGTCGGAAATACTCTCAGCTTCTTCAGTTTGCTCTGTATCATCAATTAATTCAATACCACCTCTTATTGTAGAAGTTGCAGCATCTAAGTTAATAGTTCCAGTCGAAGTTATTGGATTAGAACCTGGTGAGACTGATAAACCAGTACCAGCTCCAACACTTGTTACTCCACTGCTTGTTGCAAAACCACCATAGTTACCAAGATCGTTACTAAAGTCGCTTAGTGTTACAGTTGATATTTTTTTCCTTTTCTGTACACCAGCACCATCTGCAGACCAGTTATCTAGAATTATCATATAATCATCAGCACCTACAACATCCTCAGACATATCATCTAATTCAGTTAGATCTAAGTCAACTGTAAACGTTGCACTGCCTGCTTGATCCGCGCTAAATGTAGCAGAACCGTCAAGTCCTTTTGTTGTTGACATTGTTAATGTGCCATTGTTTGCACCGGCCGGTGCGCTAGGCATTGTGAATTGAACAGTAGTTACAGTTTCAGCGTGTCCTTGTGTATTAACAGCAACTCCAGTTACTGCTGAAAACTGTTCTCCAAAGGTTAAAGTATTTGCAGTTCCAGTAGCTTGACCCGTACCAATTCTTTCATCTCCATGAATAATTGATAAAGTATGACTATCTCCAGATCGATCACCGGGAAAATCAGTTTTTATTGCAGTACCACCTATTATTCCTAGTGTTTCACTTCCAGTTATTGTTTCACTGTCTATTGGTTCCGCGCCACCTTTACCATCATCTCTTACATTAAAAGTCATTGCTGCAGGAATTTCACTCGGCCGAGGAATATTTACTTCACTACCGACTACACCATGTTGCCATCTGTCTGTTGTTTCATTCCATTTTAAACTAGCATTTGTTTGATTATATCTGAATCCTTCGATACCAAGATCAACAAGAGCAGTTGCTCCTTTATTAAGAAGAATAATGTTATCTTCTATAGTAACATTTTCAGTATCAAGAGTAGTTGTAGTACCAAGTACTGAAAGATTGCCGGTAATAGTTGCATTTCCACTAACTCCCAAGTCTTGATTTACTTGAAGATCACCAGAAATAGTGGTATTTACACTTGCAGAATTACCTATAGTTACATTGCTATCAATTTGTCCGAGTCTTGTTTCAAGATTACTAACTGATACATCAACATCGGGACTATTTGCACCATGAAAATTAATAGAACCTGAGTTAGTATAAGTTACAGTAACATTACCGCTGTCTGTAAATCTGACGTTGTTATTAGATCCATCATTGTGTCTAAGTATTGGATCGTTACTATCATCATTAGAATTAACAGCAATAAAAGATGCTGTCTTTTCATTAGAAGTTAATAAATAACTACCTAAGTTAGCGCTAACAACTACTTTAGTACCAGTTCGTGCTGTAGATATAACTCCACTGCCTTCAATATCAACTGTTGTACCAGAACCAACTGCGCCCGTTCCACCAGAATCTGCAGTTATATTCCAACTAGAATAATTATCAACTAAATTACCATTCGAAGCACTAGTGATGTGACCTCTACTATCAATTGTTAAAGTAGGTATTCTATAACCATCTCCATATATTCCGGAACTTACTCCAGATGTCGGGTGACCATAAGAAACTGTATTGTTTGAGCTTGCATATGCTGTTGTTAAGAATGCATCATCAGCAAAGTTAACAACATTATCTCTATCAATGTCTGCCTTTTTTGTACCTTCAACAAAAAGATCCCAACCATCAGTATCTGGATCAAAACCAAAATTAGCAAGTGTTAAATTGCGTTTCGTTACATTTAATCCAGTAAGATGACCTTCAGAATTACTTTGAATGTATATATTATCTGGAACCTGAACACCAGTAAATGTTTCATTTTCTAATAGAGCGGTAAGACTTGGATGAACATATGGAGCTGGATTTTCTGCAGTTGTAAAAGCAGTTACGTGACCAAATGTGTCGAATGTTAAATTTTGTATATAAGTTCTACCAGTATTTGTAGATGATCCAAGTAGAGTTGATGTATCAGCATGAGCTATAGTAAAATTACTTGGATCTGATTGATCAGCCGACCAAGTAAGATCTCCAGATAAAGTAATACCAACACCCTGTATAGCAGTTGTAATACCATCTCCTATCGTTACAGCTGCAGGAACAACAGTAGCTGCTGTTACATGACCAAATGTATCAAAGTCGAAATCAATATCTTGTATAAATGTATTATTACTATTGTTAGATGTTAAATCAGCAACTGGTGATGTATCAGCATGAGCAACAGTAATTGTAGATGTACCAGAACTATGTGCACTACTGATACTAATACCAGCTCCAGAAGCAAAGTTGACAATGTCTGTATTACCAACCTGATCTACTTGGTTACCATCTTCTTGTAATACCCAGTATGGATTTGTTGCTTGATATCTAGTATCAAAATTAGCGGCTGTTACAGCAGTAACGTGACCCTGAGCATTAGTAATAATCGATTTAATATATTGACCATTTTGTGTACCTGTTTGTCCATAAGTATCCGCAGTACCAAAGTTATCGTGATCAATTGTTAGTGTGTCACTAGTAGCGTTTGTTGTAATTGTAATAGCATCAGCACCAGCTAAAGTTAGAGTATCTGCGTTCGAATCAGCCACAATACTACTTTGGCCTGAAACAGCTATTGTTTTAAATATGTTTTGTGATGAACCTAAATCTGTATTTGTAATAGTAATAATATTATCACCACTACCAATTGTAGAAATACCAGTACCTTGTGTAAGATTCAATGCATCATTATTATTATCAGCAGTTGCAGTTGTACCTGATGAAGGAACTGCACTAGAGAATATATTAAGAGCTGCTGCAGCTACAGAACCTCTATCAGTATTAGTATATGTTACAGCAAAGCCCGTTACGCTTTCACTTAGTCCTGCTCCAGCACTAAATGTTAAATCATCTGAGGGTCCAAAATCAGCTCCTTCAACCTTAGGAGTATCAAGAGTTGCGGTTGAAAGAATTAATGCTCCATCAGCTTCCCATCTTCCTCCGCCAGCTGCACCGTAATTGTATACAATACTATGAGCTCCAGTTACTCCAGCAGCAACACCACTTGGACTTGTAATTGGTCCAACTTCTAAACCAAAACCACCTGTTGTTGGTTCTGATGAAAGGTTATTACCAGCAAGAACTAATGTATCTTCAACAGTTAATGTCTCAGTGTTTAAAACTGTTTGTGTGCCTTCAACTTGTAAGTTACCACCAACATATAAATTCTTACCAATTGAAGCACCACCGGTTACAATTAATGCTCCGTCTGTTGCACTACTTACAGTTGATTCTGTAGAATTTGTTATTGTAGTAATACCGTTGATAGTTACCGCACCTCTTAATGTTGAACTAAGAGCAACATCTAATGTTCCGTCTGTATCAACATTACCTGATATATCTAACGATCCAGCATCTAACTCACCAGTAAGTGTAATATTTCTAAATCCTGAAATATCTTTATTTCCATCTACGACTACAGCTTTTGAAGCACTTACTGTACCAGCTGTTACACTATCAATAGTTTCTAATTCAGCTTCTGATATATTTGCTGAACCTATAACAAAAGAAGTACCTGTTATTGCTCCACCAGTGATTGACGAAGTTCCAACATTGATATTACCAAAATCTGAAGTAATACTACCAGCGTTTAGAGCACCGACTGTTGTAACATTTGACAATGTATCTAATGCAGATTCAAAGTAGGTTTCAAAGTTTTGAAGACCAACTTGCTTCATTGTTCCATTATCATTTACGACTAATCTATCAGCATCTACTAATGTTGTAGAAGTTGCTGATGTTCCACCATCCATTACATTTAATTCTGTAGCAGTAGCAGTTAATGTTATTCCATTGATTGATAATGCATCAGTTTCCAAAGAGCCATCAATATCAACATTACCAGATATATCTAAGTTTGTAAATACTGAAGTTCCTACTGCAGTAACTGTTCCAGAGAATATAGCATTAGCTCCACTACCTGTAAGCATAGTAGTAGAACCAGATTTAATAAGTATATTATTAGTACCACTTGCTTTGTCTATTTCTCCGTATTGAGTACCAGCAGCTTTTAATGTTAAATTACCACCGCCAGAATCTAATATAACATCTCCGGCAGAATCAATAGTAAATGTTCCTGATGTTACATTAAATGCATTTGAACCTGCACTAATTTCATATGCCGATGCATCGAAGACACCTTCGATTTCGTTAATTGCGCCAACTAAGAAATTAGCATCTGTACTTAATGTGACAGAACCTGCTGTATGAATATCATCATATATTTCGTTAATAGCATCTAAGATAGAAGTTTTGTCTGCAGTTTTAAGATCAGACATTTCTCTTCTTGATCCACCAGATCCGGCATTACCAGCATTAAATAGATCAGCTTCGATTTCATTAATAGCATCAACAACGCTTGTATTGGTTGTGTGAAGAGTTGTTAGCGATCCATTTACATTAATATCGTCTTGAGTATTTTTAATTGCAGTTGTAAGATCGGCTCCAGCATAAGCTGTATCACCAATCTCTGCATCAAGAACTCTGACTGCTCCAGAAAGATCAGTAGAGTTAGCTGCATCAACAGGACCACCTGTTCCAAATACCATGTTACCAATTTGCGATTCATGTTCGTTGATCGCATCTCTTACGTTTTGAGCAGCTGTATTTAATATATAGTTAGAATTAGTTCCTCTTAATACTGTTTCAAATTCGTTAATCGCTGCAAGAACGTTATTAGCATTTGTGCCTATAACATAACCAGTTCTTTGAGTTGTATCATCTCTTAGAACATTTTCTAATTCGTTAATAGCTGCAACAAGATCAGAAGTTGTATTAGTATCTAAACTAGTTACATCACCAACATCTCCTTGTAATTCTTTAATTCCACCAGTGGCTGTTGTTGCAGTGTAACCTGTAGCATCATCAATTTCTAAATGATCACCAAGTTCAGCTCTTAATTCTCTTACAGCCGCAGATAAATTATTTGCAGTTAAACCAGTAAGTGTCATATTACCAATATCAGTTTCATGCTCATTAATTGCTGCTGTTAAATCAGTTGCAGAAGTATCTAAACTTAATGAACCAACTTCTGTGTGCAATTGATTAAGTGCACCAGTAATTGTGTTTGAACCCGAATCAATAGTAGTAATATTTTCATTACCAATTTGATCTTCATGTTCTCTTACTGCAGATGTTAAGTTTGAAGCTGTTGTTCCTAAATTACCAGATGTAACATTTCCAACTTCTGTATGTAATTGCTCGAGTGCGCCAGTGATATTATCATTAGAACCTGATATGCCAGTAATATCAACATTACCAATCTGTGTTTCATGTTCCGCGATAGCAGTACTTACAGTAGAGGCTGTTGTACCCATAGCTCCAGCTGTAATTGTTCCAAGTTCCGCGTCATGTTCATTGACCGCTAGAACCAAATCATTAGCAGCTGTTGTTAAGCTTTCAACAGTACCAATGTCGTCTTGTAATTCGTTTATTGCTGCTACAACATCTAAAGAGAATATTTTAATTACATCTGATGCGGCAGCTGGAGTTGTTAATTGTATATAAGATCCATAAGTAGAATCAACTGCAGTTAAAGCTCCATGTTGAGCTCCAGTAATAGTATCACTAGAGCCTAAAGCTCGTATTAAAGTGCCAGCATTTAATGATCCATTAAATGTCTTAAGGCGAATAACTCCATCTGAAATAGAATGTAATGTTCCATAAAAAGTAGCATTTGCTTCTACATTAGCTTGAGATGTTTGTTCTGATCCCTGATATATTGTTACACCTTCAGTATAATTCGTTAGTGTTGGAGATCCAGTTTGTGAAATAGTTGCTCTAATATTAGCTGTATGAAAACCTGCAGCAGTGATTCCTTGAGTAAGCTCAGTTCCATTTTTATAAACTCTTACAATTCCAACCGGAAAAGATTCAATAACTATTCGAATAACTTTAGCATTAGCAATTGTGTCGGGAGTTGCTCCAACTTTTAAATCAGCTGATGTACTAAATGTTCCAGAAGAATCTCTAACTAAAATTTTACTTGTTGATGCTGATACAATTATTGCTGTCCAAGATGGAGTTCCAGAACTTCCTTGATATATTGTAGCACCAGCAATATAAGAAGAATCTAGAGATGAAACACCTTCTAAAATAATATATCCACCAGTATTGTCTACTGTATGAGCTGGACTTATTTCGAAGCGAGCTGTTTTTGCTGGACTAGAAGTATCACTACCAGAAAAAAGAACATCTCCTGCAGATGCAGTATAGTTATAAGTCTTATCTGCCATTAAAGCATTGAGTTGTTCGTTATCACCTAAGTGTAAAGAGATCTCATTCGACTTTTGTCTAAGTTCTTCTAGTGTATTATTTTTTAGAATTCTTGTTTCTTTATTAGCCATTATTTTCCACCAATTAGTTTCTGTAACATTTTCTTAATTTCGGCAACATCACTTTTTAAATTATCAATATCTTGAGTTTGTTGTTCATCCAGTTTTCTTTTCATTTCCGTTGCTTTGATTTGACTTCTTCTAGCTAGATAAGCATCGTTATTAATATTTATAATAGCTGTATTAGCGCTATCTCTTTCTAGGCTAGGATTACCTTCAACTTTTATTTTTTTAGCCATTCATATTCTCCATTAAGTAGCAGCTATAGCTCTAAAATCTTTTACTGTTGGTGGCCTTGCAGAATTTTTAGATCTTAAAATAATCTTAAAGGCCATAGAACCAAATGTTCCAGTTGGATCAATAGCATATTTACTTTCATTATAAATATTCTGATCATCATTAATTGGTATGGCATCTACTGGACTTGCTTGAATCCAAGCTATAGAATTAAAATCTACATCACTACCAGAAGGAACTGTTCTATAATAAAAATCAATACTAGATCCTGATGGTCTGTTTGAAGAAAGATAAACATTAATAACATCTGCTTCTTCAGCCAAATCAATCTTCTTAGTTATATATTTACAAAGTTCAGAACCACCATAAGCATTAGTCTCAACTACAGTTCCATTATCTCCAATTCTATTTTGAACCGTAATTACTGATAATCTATTAGCATCTAGAACGGGAGTAAGGTGATCTCTAGTAGTTGTTAAAACTGCCCTTAGTGTAAAGGTTTTAGCTCCTCCAGATTCATTAGCTGTCGAAGATATAACTAATGGATTACTATATTCTTCATTCATATTAGCTTTTATTTCTATTTCGTTATTAGTGGAGTATGGTGTTTGAGCACCATCAATAGATCTTTGCGAAGTTGAAGTTAAATAAAATCTAATATCAGTACTAGGAACAATCGCCGTAGCTGCTACCAAATGAGATACATCAATTTGAATATTCTCAGTAGCAGTTATTAACGAACCACCACCGGATCCAGCAGCACTAGCGGTATCACTATTTAGCGCTGTAATACTATATGTATCATGAGTAATATTTGATATTGTATGTGTACCATTAATATTTGTAGCATCAATACCGTTAAAGGTTATTGCTCCAGATATAACAACACTAGAAGTAGTACCATGCATAGCATGGTTTTTATGTCTAACTGTTATAACACCAGATCCACTTGTAGTAGATAGAGCATCAGGTTTTAATAATTTTACTGGGTTAGCATCATTGACAAATGTTACTTCTTCAGATGAATTAGTAAATTTTGCTCTCTTAAGAGTAAACTTAAGATCTTTACTTTGATCAGGTGTCCATGTAGAAGCATTCTGAGAAGTAAAGAATGAACCACCATGAGGCTGCTTATTAATTCTATAGTTTGCATTTGTTACATCTAATCCACCCATTTCAGCGACCCAAGCTTTATACTCATCACAATCAGATTGAATAACAATAGCGTATTCTTGATCTTGTAATAAGTATACTGGATAATCAAAAGTAAACGTTGTAGCTGTTGCTGCAGTAGAAGAAACATTAACGCTTCCTGGAAATAATTCTACTTCAGTTCCAGGAATAACTGTTTGTGTAGGTATACCATTTTCAGTAGTAACTATGCTTACACAAACTGGAATTTCTGCATCATCTCCTGTTTTAATAGTATACTTAGATTCAAAATATAAATCAAGAGAAGTAACAAATATACCACCGCTTTTTTCTATTAAAATGCTTTGTGCTAATGGATCAATCCAAGTAGTAACAGTTCTATTAAATGTTTCGCTTACAACTCTGGCGTCGTTAACTCTAGAAATTTCTAATCTAGGAACCTTTGTACTAACAACAGTTCTTTGTGTTGATTCAATGAGACCTTGAGAATGAAACTGAGTTTCAGCTGATGTTGCTTCAAGAGATCTAGCACCTGTCGAAGAATCACTTAATCTAAATTCTTTAGTTCCACTTTTAAACTTAGTAACAGAATTTCTTGGTATTACAAATGATCCAGTTATCTGGCCTTTATTATTTGTTATTAAATCACTTGCTCCATCTGGATGTGTAGTAGCTCCAGGATATTGAACAACTCCAGTTGTATCTGACCACTCTTGATATGCCTCTTCTTTACAATAAGTAGTAACATTAACATCATTAAAGAAAGCATATACTTTAGTATTAGGTTTCATACGAGAAGCTTTAAAGTATATCTTTCTTGATCTCATAAATGGTACAAAGTTAGTTTCAACAATTCTATTTCCAGTTTCTTTTGTCACTGTATCAAAAGCAACTTCAGTTCTTAAACCAGACCGTGATTGATTATCTGTAACAGTTGTAGCTGTAACAGTTTGAAATTCTCTACTGCCGCCGCGTCTTGTTCTTGTTCTACCAGTGAATCCAGCGCTAACTAGTTCTGTTTCGATTTGTCTACCGGCCCAGTTAGTTTCCCATTCATTCCAAACAGTTCCTAATATACCTTCTTCTTCTGCTCTTGCTACAAATTGATCATATTGACCATTATCATCAATAACAATATCTGGTCTGATTTCTGTTTCTTTCCATTCATCTGATTCTGGAGAAAGCTGAACTCTACCAGCCCAACTAAAGACTGCATAAGGGTTAACGTTAATAGCAACAGATGCGTACGGCTGTTTTGTATGTTCTACTTCAGTATGTGCCATTGTCCAGTTAGAAGACTTTTTAACAGCAGTATTAGATGCCGAAGATTTAGTAATTAAGTTAACATTTTTAGTTGGACACTCAGGCCTTAATAGACCAAATTGCTTATCAATAGATTCACTACATTCTGGATGAGTCATATCAGCAACTGATTGATCTTTAAATGAATCAACGACAATACCATTTTTAAATCTACTAAGTCCAGCAACATCAACCATATGAATATCAGCAGCAGATTGCTCTAGTAAAGATAATGAAGTATAGTATTCTAGATTCTTAATTCTTTTATCTAGTTTACCAATATCTTTCATTGTGTATCTTTTATTATCTTGCATCTCAGGAGCAACATCAGATAAACTAAATACATATGGACTTAGTTTTAATTGATATAATGTCAAGCCATCTTCTTTATCTGCGGGAGGCTGAGGATATTCTGAAGGGACACCTTTTATTATTTCAAAAGCTCCATCTCTTTTCATTATTAATTTATCAGTTCTTGGTAGATAGTAGTTTATATCTGCTGTTAAAGCATGTCCTACTTTAGGAGCTCCTGATAAACTAAAGCCAGTACCAGTACTAAATTCCGATCCCGTTGTAGGAGATCCAGAAGAAGATTTAGTTGGTCTAAAATCTATACAATCTCTTAATTCTAAATTACCAGAGGATCCACTAAACGATGGTATAATAGAATAGTCAGCAGTAGGATATGAATCTACACAGAAATAATCTCCAGCTCCATGCTCATAATGCTCAAATATTACAACCATGTTTCCTGTAGGAAGAGCTGCTGTTCCTGCTTTTTTAATAATTTTCCCTTCATCATAAAAATTATCTCGTTGACCGTTATCTAAAGTAAAGTTTGCTTTTTGATCAACACCTAAAAAATCTGTGATAGAAGTTATTGAAATAATATCTGATTTGTCTAAATTATAAGCTGGATAATTTCCATTAGTAACATTAATTGTTTTAGAAACTGATACCTTAGTTTTTGACTTTGGAGCAATTGTCTTTTTAACTGTAGCTATAATATTACAAGAAACATTATTGCCAATAGCGGTAGCAGCTGAATAAGTAATACCAGTTGTACCGTTACCGCCAGAAGTAATATTCCCGCTTTGTCCAGTCTTTATAGTTGCTCCACCAGTCGGAGCTATAATAATATCTGAGACATCTTCAAATAATCCAACTGAAGTAGAAAATGATAATGTTCCAGTACTACTTGTAGCAGTTTGGAATATTCTTTTAATTGAATACGTTGTATCTCTGCTAGGATCTGCTAAAGTTTTAATTGCTGTCTGAGGTAACTGGAAAACACATGTATTATGTCCAACATCAAATCTTGTACCATCATCAGCAGCAACAAAATTAGCAGCGAATCCATAAGTTGCTTGTGATACGTTATCGACAGCATTAAATGTTCCAGAAGACATTACAATGTCAAATAGATATAATCTAGCATGATCACTATAAGCTTCCATTCCTCGAACTCTTGCCGTACCAACTGAAGAGGCCGCGGCTTTTAAAACAATATTAGAAAAGTTTTCTAAATCAGGAATTCCTGTTAAACCAGTCAAACTTAGTTTAACATAGTTACCAATATTAATTTGTGTATTTGATTCATTTTGAAAAGCTGTAGCATCAGATCCTCTAGGCTTTTCAACATCAAGATAAGTTGTACCCACTTTATGATTTCTATAACCTTTTACATAAGCAGTAGATGGTTCAATACCTAATGCTATTTTATCAGCACTACCACCTTCAGCAGCGCTATATTTACCAAAGTTACCTGCGCTGTTATTTAAGTGTTCTAAAATTTCTAGTTCAAATGGTTGAACTACATAATCACCAGATTCATCATGAGTTCTTTGTGCTAAACGTAATGTTAATCCGGTGTCTTGAGTTTTATCTGTTTTATCAACAGTAACAAGACCATTATCAACAGTTAGTAAAGTAATATATTTATCTACTGTTCTACTATCAATATCTATTGGCTGTTTAATAAGCGTAGTAGCAATTTGATATCTATTTGCACCAGGTGCAGAAGTGTTTGGAACACCTTGAGCATTATCAACTAATGATGCATCTGTTGAAGAAGATACTTCATTCTCAGCAATTTGTAGACCAATAATATACGAAGGGTTATTACTATACTTGTCTAAAATAATAGTAGAAGCACCAACATATACAAAGCATCCTGATATAAAGTAAACGCCTTCAGATATCGATACAGAAGATCCTTGACCTACTGCATTTGCAATATTAGACGCGTCATTAGTTCCATTAACATTTGATCCACCGCCAACCATACCATATTTTACTGGACTAGCATTAGATTGAAATACTTCTCCTACTCCAAACTTGTCAACAGTATTAGTTCCACTACTAACATCATCACCAGATTTTAGATATCTAATATAAAGTGTATCTGGATTACTAGCATCAACTGCACTTACTGCTTGTAGAACTGTTGCAGTTACTTGATTACCACTACTTGATGTACCAGTAATAATAGTTCCAACAAAGCTTTGTAAATCGGCTGAAGTATACGTTACGCTACTATGAACAAATGAAGCTTCGACTTTTAAATAATCATATTCTATGTTAAGAGATAATTCTCCATTTACAACTCGTGATCCATCTTTAAAAGCGTATTGGCCATGCCTATCAATTTGAGCTTGAAGCATAGTCTGTAACTGCGTAAGCTCTCTAGCTTGCACGGCATATCCTGGACGGAATAAAATTCTATGATAATTTTTTGTTTCGACATTAGTCAGATCGCCAATTTCACCAAAATAATCATCATAGTATGGCTCTGATTTAAATGCTTTTATATTCGTAGTTGTCATATGTTCTCTCTTTTAAAATAATATTTATTATTAGAATTCTATAATAATTTTAATGTCTTCAATTTGCGATGCTGTTCTATCAATAGGATTTCTGTTTTCTAGAAAGATAATATCTCCTGAATGTCTTTCAACTTCTGGATTTATATTGAATCCAGATCCTGGAGGAGTTCCTACAGCACCTGATGTAGCTCCACTAACATTTGAACCAGATACGAAATTACCATATCCAGTTTTAGAGTTTTGAGCGTAATAAACATATCCCGTACCAGAATCTATTTCTACGACGAATGCTTGAGCTAATGTTGCACCAGTTCCTTGAGTAATTAATTCATCAACAGCAAAAGCACCAGATATTGAACTAAAGTTAAGTGCTGCAGTTGCTTTAAGAGTTGCTGAAGTTGATATTGTTGATGTGCCAAAGTTAAATGGATTTTTAACTAAAGTAATTTGTCTAAAATCGTTACCGACGGTAAGATCAGAACCTGATCCACCAGATCCTTCTAGCAAAGTATTGACAGCTGCAAAAAAGCCTCCCAGCTCTTTTACTGGATCTGTACCATGTCCATTTTCTGGAGAAATAACAGCTCGTGCTGTAGCATCAGAACCACCTCCACCGGAAATTACAACATGTGCAGCTGAATAATCAGTACCTTTTGCACTGACAGTAATACTTGTTACAGCTGTACCAGTTCGAACAGCTGTTGCAGTGGCCTGAGTACCAGCCCCAGTAATAAAGACACTTGGATCAGAACTGTATCCAGTTCCACCAGCAGTGACTTCAAATCTTTCAATACCACCAGCAGTTGTTGAATCTCTAGAAGCTTTTTGGTTTAAATATTGTGCGTAGTCTCCTTCAGATAAACCAGCTTCTGCTGCGGCATCATCAGCAAAAGATTCAACATTAATAGTTTTTACAGGCATGTAAGAAGTTGTGAGGAATTTTTCTGCATCGGCGACGGCTACCGTATACATATATTTCCAAATATAACTATCTGATTCTGCAGTTGGTGCAGTTAGTGTCTGTGTTGGCTCTTGACTAGAAGCTGTACCAGGAGAGTATATACATTTATATACTTTAAATTCTGATGTGATGACATAAAAAGCTTTATCAAAAATATCTGCGTCGTCAGAATCCCATGCAACATAGCTAGTACCGGTAGTCCAAGTATGTCTTGGAATTACGTGTGATACATCTGCTGATCCTAAAAGCTTTAAAGCAAATACATTTTCTCTTGCTTCTACTAAAGAATCTAGTGTGTCATATGGAGTGAATGGAGTGGTGTCTGTTGTATCAGAAGTTGAATTAGACCAAGCATCAGTTTTACCTATAGCTACAAATACACTTGTGCCAGATGCTGCGATGTCTTCTTTGAAATTTTCTGCATTCAAAGTTCTGAATTTAGAAGTTACTATTGCCGTCATTTTTATTTCCTATTAATTATTGTGAATAAAAGAATTCACGTTATATTTATTTATATCACTTATAGAAGTACTTTGTAATTCTACGTTACCTAATACCTCTAAAGTTTCATTAAAATCATAAAGCATATTATTAGTTAAAATATTAGTTTTTTGACTATAATAATCGTTTGCTGGTTGAGTCCTATATCCAGCTGGAACTACCGTCACTTCATAACCACCCATAAATTTGTCTGATACGGGGGTGGACTCTGTCACAGTCCAATTTTGACCAGATGTTAATACACCTTTCTGTAAAAGATTACCATTGTATAATTGTCTGCCTCTAACAGAAGCGGATCCTTGTACTGGATTCGTAACTTTATTAAATACTGGATCTACATCGCTATGATTCAATTCAAGTATTCTTGTAAGAGGAATGTTTTTAGCTCTATTTTCATTTTTAGCTATTGAAGCAATATAAACTTGTGGAGTAATAACATAACCAAATCCAGGATTTACTATAGAGGCCGAAGCTATTTCAGATGGAACAAGCTGTGCTACTGCAGTAGCATTACCAGTAACTGTAACAGTTGGAACTTCAGTAAATCCAGATCCTTGATTAACAATTTCAATATGAGATACTGATCCATTTTCTATGTGTGCTATTGCTGTAGCACTTGAACCTCCACCACCGCTTATTGTAACATCAGGTCTAGCAGAATATCCTGATCCACCATTCAACATTTCAATATGAGATACTTTAGTAGCTTGTAATACATATTTACCAGTTGCAGTAATATTACTAGATAAAGGTACTCCAAGATTATCAACTGATGTTGGTGCTGTAAATATAAGTGCTGGAGGTGTTGAATACTTTTTATTAGTATCTGGTACTACATTAATATTAGCAATCTTAGATAAATTAGGATTCGCAGCAACATTAGCAAAGGCCGAAGAGTAATTTGCTCCAGCTGCAGTAACTGTGGCTCCATTAATTTTACCATCAGAATCTATAGTACATGTAACAGTTGCTTGAGAAATTGTTTGGCCAGTTACTGCTACACCATTTACTGTAATTACTGGAGCAACTGAATATCCAAACCCAGCATCAGCGATCGTAACTGCTGTTACTTTATGAGCATTTACTCCAGTCGTGGGAACCGTAAGAGATAGTCTACCAGATTTATGTATGTCTACAGAAGTAAATGGTAAGAATTGTGAAACAAACATTTCTACTAAGAGAGGTATGTCCTCAATACCAATAACACCAGGTTGTAAGTCGGGCATAGAAGAAAAAGTAAATCTATTTGTTCTACCATATCCAAAATAGCTTTCACCCGTTAGTTGACCATGCTTTGGTCCACCAACGTGTCTAAGTTCTCTTAGTAATTTTTGATCATCACCAAGCTGATCTCGTGTACCAAATAATTGAATTAAGATTTCAGCAAAATATTTAAATCCAGCTGGATGTACTAATCTATTATAGAAATAATTCCATGTAGATATATTTTGTCCAGTACGAATAAGATAAGAAAACTTTTGAAATCTTAAACTATCTTGAAGTTTAATTGTATCTGATAAGAATCCTTTTTTATCTAAATAAATACCACCTTTTGGTAATGAAGAGTTTATTTCCCAATTACCAGAAGAAGGTATAAGAGTTTTATCCCATGGAAAATCTACTTCAACTTCATCATCAAATAAAAGTCTAAAGAATATTTCAATAGAATCTGACGATCCACGTATTTTATAATAATTAATAATTGTTTTATAAAGATTCTTTTTATTAACTTGAATTGATCTTGGAACTACTGCGGCAATTTCTTTTTGTATTAACTCTAAATATGCTGCAGTAGTTTTATCTATATCCATCGCATCTTCAATTGTATTTAAAGTATACGAAGCACCAGGACCAGCCCAATATTTTACAATTGTTGTAAGCGTTGCTGTTTTAGTATTATTAGAAAACGTAATGGATGCTCCATTACTTATTGAAGCCGCTGCAGATAATACTAATGTAGTTCCATTTATAGAATGAACTGTTGTATTAGCTGGAATACCTACACCTGTTACAGGCATTCCTACTGTAATAGTAGAATCACTTGAAGCAAGAGTTACATTAACACTATTTGATACTGTTCCATTAACTTGTATAATAGATTTTAATTGACTTACAGTAAAAGTCTTACCAATGTCCGAAGTTGAATTAGCAAGAGATCCCGGCAAATTATTACCATTCGTAATATTAACATTTGAAGCTGTTAATGTAAATGTAGTAACTGAACCATCATTATCTGTCAAAGTTAATGTTGAATTAGATCCATCGTCATCTGTAAAGAAATGATCATTTTCATTTCTTGGATCACTTACTCTAAATACAGCTCTATCATCTAAAATAATATCAGTATATGTTTCTGTTTCCTGATATATGAACTCTTCTAAGTTCATGTACTTATAATAAGCTTCTAATAATAATTGTAGGCCCGCTGAATTATTTAAAATTTCAGATGCAACTAATTCTTCAGTTCTTAAATTTTCTTTTGTTCTAGACTTTGAAGAAGCGACAGATTCAATATATCCTGGAGAGGACATACTTGAACTATAAAGCTTATTATCTGGACGGTAAGTTCCTGGCATAATCTTATCTCATTCTTGAAGTCGTTGTGTAATCGATTGTACCCGAAGAACCAGATACAGAAATTGTATCGATGCTTGGAGTGATTTGTACTCTTAATGGATCAATACTGATTAATTGATCTCTCTTTGGAGCAAGGTCTAATGAATTAGGTACCACTGTAATTCGAATAGTACTTCCAGTCCAACCAATATCAGGTATAAAGTTGTTTAGTGTAATTGTTCCATTTGTTATATCTACTAATCCAGCATCATTTATGACAGTTACATTTACTGAATTCACAATCTTATAAACAATTACTTGTCTATTTGTAGAACCAGCAATTGGAATATCTCCAAAGTATACATTATCTCCATTAAGCTGAAAAACAGTTGATGTAATAATAAAATTAGTAGAAGAACCCGAACTAAAGAACGGAGCTGTAAAGTTTAGTTTAAAATTGTTTGCTGACGTTTTACTTGGAGTAATCGTCATAAACATATTTGGCCTTACACTACTATTTTGTATTGAAGGATCAGCATTATCAATCGCTTTTAATAATTGTGAATGTCTAAATACTCCATCAAACTTATTTAATTCATTAAAGTTATAATCAGAAATTGTATCTCTTACAACTGAAGTTAATTCAACTGGAGATCGATCTGTTAAATTTGGATTATATTTAAATCCAACATCTAAATCTAGATACGTAAAGTTAGGATCAACAATATATGGAGTAATTGATACAACACTCTTACCTTTTAATATTGTATTTTTAATTTGTATTTTTTCTGCATCAGTCAATGTTTCATTTACAATTGGCTTGATCGCGATATAAACAGAACCATAATCTGGTGGATCATTATCTTCTCCACCCCAGGTAGAAATCGAATTAATATTTGTAAACTCTTTCTTAAGAATTGCTCTATAATCGTCTGACGTCACAGCTCTATTTTGAGATGTAAAAGTAAGAGGAGCATTAAATCGAATTGATTCATTTGTTTCTTTTGGAGAACCACCAGCCGCTTTTGTAACAAGTGTAATTGTATTTGTTGCAAATCCACCAATGTTATCTACCATTTTAAATTCATTTGCTCCATTTGAATCTTCTCCATTTGTGAAGATATAATCAAGAGTAACAATATTATTATTTAAGGGTTTCTTACCCGTTACACCATCTCCAAAATATACTTCATAATATTCATTTGAATTTTCTTGGAGATAATATACTCGACTCGCAGAATCAACATTAATCAATGATTCAAATTGTGTATAGTTATCAAATGAAGTTGATTGCTCGTTTGCTTGTATTAAAACTTTTAGTGTAGAGGTATCGACATCATCATCTGATATTTGAAACTTTTGATTCTCAATATCGTTATCAACTCGATATAAAAGCTTTTTACGAGTACCTTCGACAATGACTACATTTGCAAATGTAAATGTATTTGCTGAAGTATCTAAAACTGCAGATTGCTCACTTAAAACTACATATCTAAATAGTCTTCCATCAACCTCTGTTGAAAGTTTAGCACCTCGAGAAAGAGTTAATGTAGATGGTATAGTACCTGATTCTCCAGAAACATCAACTGTAATATTAATTGTTGCACGTGGTGCTAAAACAGATCGAGGAATATAACCTAACAATTTCGCACGTGTGACAATGTTACCACGTATCTGAGCTGAATCTAGAAATGCTTCATTAAGTGCGAAGTGCGCAGTCATCGCATTATAGTGTGTATTATATGCTAAGATATCTAAGAGAGAAGATAAACCTGATCCTTCAAAGTCATGACTATTAAAAGCTGTCTGTGTCTTTAAATAGTTCTTTAAATTCTTTTTGATTTGATCGAAATCAAGTTCGGTTACATTTAAATTAGTTGCCATAGTTTATTACCTTAAACGTCTTAATACGATTTCAACTTCGCTTTGAGAATCGAATTCTTTTATTCTGAATTTAACGAGAATTCGATATGAATTTGTATCTCTCTCGTCGACTATATTAATGAAAATTAATTCCACTCTTCTTTCATGTTCTGTCAAACATCGCTCTATATTTTCTTTGAGTGCAGACTTTGTAATTTCATCTGCCGGTTCAAAGAGAAGAGCTCTGAGATTGGCTCCAACACCATGATTAAATGGTCGCTCAAAAAAGTTAGTCAAAAGCAAATTCTTGACTGCATACTTAATTGCTTCATCATCTTTCAGAGGAACAATATCTTTTCGAATTGGATGAAGAGTTAAATTCAAATTTAAATCAGTCCATGGTTTAACACGAGAAGCCTTCGAAGCTTTTTTCGTATCTCCGATAACTGAGTAATCTGATAATATGTTTTGTATTGCCATATAACTATTTATACCTATAATCCTGTTGATTCGTCAGCAACGGAGGTTAATTGCTTCGCTGGATTTGGTGAGCTCGCGCCACCAGTTCCTGGAACCTCAACGTGTTTATGTGTTGCGAGTGTTGGTTTATTTCCTGCATCGGTTGAGATATCACCTGTTGCATGTATTGTACCTGTCACTGTTGTGTTACCAATAATGTTGACGGTCTGATTTGAGGACGACATATTAATTGTACCATCAGACTCCATACGAAGAAAGGTACCAGACTTGTGCTTGATAGAAATACGTTCAGCACCGGATGTATTGTCGAGCTCAATCGTATGGCCGGCTTCGGTTTTATGTACCTTATTGGTCGGAGGATTGAGTTGAGCCTCGAGAGGAATGTCTATTGTTCCATTGGTAGAGGAAGCGATTGAACCGAGTATGATTGCGTCCTGTGCCGAGGGTCCATCACGAAAGAATCCGACAACCCAAGATCCAACCATGAGCTCATGATTCGAGCCGAACCCTTTATAGGAAGCGGAGGTATTTGGCATGAGCACTGTCGACCATGGCAGCTTCGCCGTCTCAATCTTTGTATCATAATAACCATAGGGAAGAACCTTTACTCTGTTGGATAAGAGAGGATCATTAATATCTTTGATCTCTCCGATAAACCAGGAAAATTCACTTCCAATAAACTGATCCATACTAGGCACTTGCATTCTCCATATAACAATTATGTTGTTGATGTATTACCCAAGAGAGTTCTTGTATCATACGCTGATACCATTGCTTGTCATATGAATTCGAAGTCTTATTCATATCCTCGGTGAGTTGCTCAATTCTCATCTTGACATACATATTTAGATTGGGTTTTTCTTTTCTTCTTCTCATTCTCGCTCACCTCTCAGAGTCAAATTTTCTGGAGAAAAATTTTTTTACCGAAACGGTTTGAAACTTTTTCTCAGTTTTTAAAATTAGTCAGATTGTTACATTCTGGCTAGTTGGTAAATCTATCTTATCTAATGATTCTATAAAGGAATCTTTCTTACACAATAGTTTCATTTTATATTCTTCTTCAAAGGTATGTTCTATTGAAGCAACAATATACTTACCAGATAAGTACTTGTCTCGACCACGTTCTTCCTCAGAGTTATCAATCGAAACAATCACAGATAAATTAATGGTCATACCACAAGAGAGTTGAAAATCACCATAGACCTCTAGAGTGACTTCTAGTGTATCCATATTCTCTATATAGGCATTTGCGTGAAGTATATCTAAGTCAATCGGAGCATGGTAGTTAGACCCGCCTGTGATGGCCGAACCGTTGAGGCTCATATAAAAGTTAGTCGATTCACTATAGTCCTTTATGGCACGATCATCTAATTCCATCTGAGTGGTCAAGACACCCTCTTTATTCAACTTCAACTGCGAGCCATCATAACTATATGTCTTTGTCTTATAGGTCTTAGAAGCAATATCGAGTGTATGGAGAGTGGATGAATAAGCACCATTTGCCATATTGATATACTTCGACATATTAAACTCAGAGGAAAGCTTCAGCACTTTATTCGCAAGTTTGTTTTCATTCTCCTCAGACCCTATTGTCGTGTCCATAGAGGGCGCGTGTTGATACTCTCTGTGCGCTTCCTTATTAATCATGTTCTCATAGGAATTAAAGTGTATACCATCACTCAGTGTCTCGTAGAAGAAGAACGGAGTACCATTATCATAGGATCTCTTTGTTAACCAATTGATAAGATATAAAGGTCTCATACGAGGATATACACCAGTAATTGTTTGTTTTGTCTCTGTACTTATATTCAACTTCTTTGAATCGATCTTGAGTTCGTCTGTACATATATCTTTGATTAGCTTACCAGGTACGTTATTGAATGGCTTAGATATTGTCTTCGCCTGATTGATAAACGCATGATCTGATATACATCTGAACACATACGTATTGGTACCAGGGCTTAGCTTGGCCATACTATGAATCTCTGCGATACGGAATATAGGCTTATACTTCTCTAATGTGCCGTCCATAAGGCTTCTCTTCACGATGAACGTTAACCTCTCACCACTCACACATTTCACTTTTTCGAGCAGATTGGCAGAATCTAACACATTGACCTCAGCTTGCAATGCTGTACTATATAGAGACTCTGATACACGTATCTGTGCTATCATGTCTGTGATATTATAGATATTACCATTGGTAGCTTTGATATACACACTATCGAGTTCATACGATGATGGTACAAGTGCCTCTGATCCGTTTGCTAGCTTACTACTATACCTACTCATTATTGATTATTGCCTCATATTTTTCTGCAAATTGTGTGATATACTTAGGATCGACTACCTTGATTTGTGATCTTGCCTCATTTATATTGAATATATGTGTACGATTCGTATCAAAGGATAGCTGTCCGGCTGGCTCTCCTCCAGATATGAATATATCGTTTGTCACAAGTCGCTTCTCGTCCGAGTCGTCAGTACGATAGTAGTTATGTGGTGCATCGATATATGGATATACATCATATGTATTCACTGAATCTAGTGATATGTTTCCTGTAATGGACTCTGTGGCATTTGATGGTCCGGGTGCAGAATTACCAATGAATATTCCTACCACATTTTGCAAGATCAGTTGATTCATGTCCGCTGACTTCTTGACTAGTGTACCTGTTGCACCGTTTGTTGCTCCTGTAATGGTCTCTCCTAACTGAAATCGACCTGATAGACTATTCGGATATGATGATATCACGCCTGGATCGCCGGTCTCGTCCACACTTGGATTGGTTGTGATGGCAACTCCCTCGAACTCCTCATCCATATAGTCATGTAGCTTCTCTTGACTCATAGGCCATCCGGCAAGACCATCATGTAGAAAGTCATTGATGATAAAGAATGTCCAGTAGTACTGTGTTGTACCATATAGACGTTGACTCACGATGTCTGGACGTTCACCATTCTTGACACTATAGAAGCTATAGGCATTTGCATCATCGGCGAATGCAGCAAGAGGTCTTGCACCTCGATAGATATCAACCACATTTTGCAAGATTCCATTTCGATCGAAATCATATTGCAACGTTGGAAATTGTCGAAAATAACTCATGAGCCTACTCCTGTATTAGATTGCGGCTCTTCCTCAGAGCCACCATCGGGTGATGATGGAAAGACTCCTGCTGCATCATAATTTGTATTATAACCAAGGCCTTGCTCATCGTATAGATCTTGTCTTGTAATTGATCGTACCTCTTGAAATGTCATATTCAAATCGATTTCTACAGGAGGTGCACCTAATTTTCCATCATTCTCATGAAAGGAATTGCCTGTTGCATTATAGTTTGTAGTCATTGCAATCAGATATGTATCAATAATCTTTGGCATATACTTATTTATTTGACCGCCTGCCATGAATTTGATACGAAACGTGGGCGGATACTCTAATGAACTCAGACCAATACGTAATGGATACATATACTTACGAAATGAATTCTCAATCTCATGAGCTGTCTTTGATTCATCTAATGAAGAGGGAACAAGCTTAAATGCAAACTCAAATTGTCTTACGTTGACACCTTCAAAGGTCACTGCTGTATAAGGGTTTACTATCACACCTGATTGTAATTCTGCAACCTGGCCAGCTCCACCCATTGAAGTCTTTAGTCTTTTTGTAATATTTGAAACAATATCTTCTGCTCCAACTGCTGTACCTGAAGCTTTAGCATTTGCTAGAGCACCAAACGCACCAAGCTCGCTACTACCATAGTTCATACCATCTGAAGTGGCAATTCCTGATGGAATAAACAAATGAATTTGATTGAATTCTGGCTGATTCTTTCTTGCCATCGTAAATGATACGTGTGGAAATCCCTTCTCTGATATCCTAGACCTGAGTGTTTCAGGGAACGTTAATATTTTCATGTGTCTGATTACCCTTATAAATAGAAATACATTTAATAACTATAGATCTATTTATATGGCTTACAAAGGTAAATACACAGTAAAGAACAAAAAGAAATATGTCGGAGATCCTACCAAGGTAACATATCGTTCTCTATGGGAGCGTAATGCTTTTCGTTGGGCCGAATCAAATCCAAAGGTACGTGCATGGAATAGCGAAGAGATTGTTGTTCCCTACAAATGCAAGACAGATAATAGGCTGCACCGATACTTTGTTGATATGTTGATTGAAATGAGTAATGGTGAGGTGATATTAATTGAAATTAAGCCAAAGAAGCAGACGATACCTCCTAAGTCAAGTGCACGAAAGACGAAGAAGCATTTGAATGAAGTGACTACATATATCAAGAACACCTCTAAGTGGAATGCCGCGCAACAATATGCAAAGCACAAAGGATGGAAGTTTCAAATCTGGACCGAAGATACTTTAAAGAATTTAGGTATCAAAGTGCTGAAAGGATGATATAAATAGTTATATGGCAAGTTTATTTGATACACTACAAGCACAAGCATTTAGAGCTGGCGTTTCTCCTCGCACGAAGGAATCACAGCAATGGTTTCAGCGTAATGTTAAGAAGTTAGCTGATGTAAATAGAAGATCTGTACTGAAAGATGATGCATTAGATCCTACTACAAAGCCAAGAGTTGGTGATATGATTATGTATTTCTATGATCCAAAGCATAAAGCAACATTACCATACTATGATAGATTTCCTCTTACGATTATGGTCGAACCAGCACCTGGTGGATTCTATGGATTGAATCTACATTACCTATCACCGGGTGTACGTGCAAGATTCCTTGACGAGCTCATGAAGTTAGGCCCAAGCAAGGTTGGTGAAACATCACGCTTGGCAAGATTACGATATAAGACTCTTGCAAGTGTAAGGAAATTCAAAGAATTCGAACCGTGTTATAAGCATTATCTAATGCCTCATGTTAAATCAAAGATGGTAAGAGTCCCAATGACTGAATGGGAAATTGCTATCTTCTTACCAACAGAGCAATTTGTAAAAGTCAAAGCAGCTTCTGTATGGAGATACTCAAGGAAACAATACGCATCATGAACAGCATAGATAACCTCAAGTCAGTGATATCTAAGAAAGGCGGAGTTGCAATGCAAAATCGCTTTCAGGTATTTTTTACACCTCCTTCTGCAAATAGCTTAAAATCATTACTTAACACCGATACAAGATCATTAGTTGGTGATCTTGCAAAAAACGCAATTACTGGTGGAAGTATAAAGAATCTTATACCAGATCCACGTGATATATCGATATTATGTGAGTCAGTAAGTCTACCAGGACGAGCAATTACAACTCTTGATTACATAGCTGAAAGACAAGCAATTAAGATACCATACAGTGTAATTAATGAAGATATTACCATGACATTCATATTAACAAATGATTACTTTATAAAGAAGTTATTTGATTCATGGCTGACTAGTATTTTCGATGTTGAAAACTATAGAGCAGGTTATAAGAAAGACTTTACGTGTGATATTATCATACAACAACTAAATGAACAAAATATTCCAGTTTACGGTGTGAAACTAGAAGGTGCATTCCCCATCACCGTCAATGCAATAAACATGGACAACAACGCAGAAAATACTGTCCAGAAAATGAGTGTGACAATGAGTTACGAAAACTATGTACCAGAAGATATATTTGATAGCGTTAAATCAGCTGTCACTTCTGCTGCTGGTGCCCTTGGTATTTAATATAATATAGGAGAATATAATGGCGTTACCAAAAATAAGTGTTCCACGGTATGATGTAGAATTACCATCTACCGGTAAAACATTAAAGATGAGACCTTATCTAGTTAAAGAAGAAAAGGTTTTAATGATTGCATTAGAGTCTAGTGATCCTGGACAAATTGCAAATGCTGTAAGAAGCGTTATTCAAGAATGTTACAGTTTAGATGATGTTAATAGTCTAACTACATTTGATATAGAATATCTATTTTTACAACTAAGAGGAAAGTCTGTAGGTGAAGAAATGGAACTACAGATTAAATGTGAACACTGTGAAGAGTTAAATCCTCTACACATAAATGTAAATGATATTAAAATAACTAACGTTAATGAAGATCACAAAATTGTAATGCTAACTGATAAAATTGGTGTTAAAATGCGATGGCCATCGGTTAAAACATTTAGTGAATTAAATGTTGAAAAATTAAATTCTGTAGAAGGTTTAATGGATCTTATTATTGAGTGCATTGAAAGTATATTTGATGATGACGCAGTATATGATAATACACAAACAAGTAAAGAGGAAATGGAAGGATTTATAGAAAATCTTAACTCTTCGCAGTTTAAGAAAGTTCAAGCTTTCTTTCAAGATATGCCTATTGTTGAATATACGCACGATATGATATGTAGTAGTTGTGGTGAAAAAAGTAAAATAGAGCTAAGAGGACTACAAAGTTTTTTTTCGTAGGCCTTTCACATGAGAGTTTAGTTAATTATTATAAGACTAATTTTGCATTAATACAGCATCACAAATATAGTTTAACTGAGCTGGAAAATATGTTACCGTGGGAAAGGCAGATATATGTTAGCCTATTACAGCAACATATTGAAGACGAAAACGAAAAGATTAAACAAAGGAAAACAAGATGACAGAAGAAATAAAAGCAAGTGGACATCATCCAGCTGATACCAATGGTGATGGCAAGGTAAGTAGAAAAGAGCAAGATATGTATATGGAGTTTAAAAGAAAAGAACTCGAAGATGCAGATGCAATGCGAGATGCACAGCGTAAAATGGCATGGTTCTCTTTATTTGGTATGTTACTATATCCATTCTCTGTCGTGCTAGCAAGCTTATTTGGGTTAGATGAAGCACAAAAAACATTAGGTAGTATGGCACCAACATACTTTGTTGCTGTTGCTGGTATCGTAGCAGCATTCTTTGGTGCACAGGCATTCAGTAAAAAATAGGAATAAATCATGGCAGACGATAATTCAATAAACTTTCAAGAACTAATAAACTTAATGGCCGAAAATAATCGGTCTACAGTCGAAATTGAACGTGATGGTCGTAATACTCGTCGTCATCTTTTAGAAATGAAAAAACTACAAACTACTGCCCTTGAAACATCAAAAAATATGACAGCAATATTTGATAACTTTTTCGAATCTATGGATGCAAGTGCTTTACAAAAAGCTGAAACAGAAATGGAAAGAGCTTCTATATTTGAAGAAATTAGAGATTCTCTTAATGATGGTATACAAGTAGAAAATACAAGTAGCAATAGCTCTGGCAGTGGCAGTGGCATGATTAGCAAGCTTGGTGGTATGATGGGCGGAGCTGCTATGGCCGCTGGCGCATTACTTGCGGGTGTGGGTATAGGTGCAGCTGGTCTTACATATGCTATGGGCAAGATGGAAGAGCTAGACACTAAGAAGATTAAAGAAAACGTTGATGATCTATTGTCAATGGCCGAATCTGATAGAATGACTGTAGGTAATGTTGCGGCTGTAACTGCAACAATGACTGCATTAGGCGTTGGCTTAGCTGCATTTACTATAGGCGAAGGCGCATCAAAAGCTGTTGCTAAATTCTCTGAAGGTAGTGACTGGCCACAAGATATTAAAGATAACGTAGAAACATTATTATCTATTGGTGATATACCAGGCATGGGTGGAAATGCAGCAGCTGTAAGCTTAACATTAACTGGTCTAGGAGTTGGACTAGCCGCTTTTGGTATAGGTAAAGCTGCAGACGGTGTTGGTACTGCAATATCATCATTTAGTGAAGGTAACTTTGCTGATAACATTAAGAAAGAAGTAGAGACTCTACTATCGATAGATACTGGTAAAGACGGCCAAGTTGGTGACTTTATGAAAACTATGTCTGGCTTAGGTTTAGGCTTAGCAGCATTTGGCATAGGTAAAGCTGTTGGTGGTACGGGTGATGCTATTACAAAGTTCTCCAGCGGTGATAACTTTGCACAAGGTATTAAAGACGAAGTAGAGACACTGTTATCTATTGATACAACATCAGGTATAGACGTAGAAAACTTTAAAAAGACACTAGGCGGATTAGGAGTTGGCTTAGCTGCATTTGGTATAGGTTCATTCTTTGCTAGTGGAGATGGTGTTGCTGATGGAGTTAAGAAAGAAGTAGAAACATTATTAACCATTGGCGATGGCGCTGATATGGACAGAACACTAGCAGCTACTGGATCTCTTGCTGCACTAGGTGTTGGTCTTACTGCATTCGGCGCTGGTAAAGGTGTCAATGCTCTTGCTGACCTAGGGTCTTCTATTGTTGGATTCTTTACTGGATCTAAGAGTCCTGTAGAACAAGCAATTGAAGTAGGTGAAAAGGCTGATACAATTCAAGCTGGTGCAGATGCATTTAGTGCTTTTGCTGATGTATTTCAACGAATGAGTGAAATGGGTAATATATCACTTGATTTAGATGATGCTATAGAAGAAATGGTTGAGTATTCTAAAGTGTTAGAAACTGTATTACAAGGTGGTAAAATTACTATCGGTAAAAACTTTAAAACTGATGGTTTAGCAAATTTAACAGAAGACGTTGACAAAGCAGTATCTAATATTAATCGTGTTCGTGATGTATTACAATTGCAATCAGACAATGGTGCTGATGTTCAAGGCACAGATAATAAACAAGGTGATAAAGTTATTCACTTATCAGCTGAAAACATAGAATTAAGATTACCAGAAAATAATCAATCTGCGGGTGAAAATATTACTTTAGCAAGCGCTAATAATAGTAAACAATCTAATGTAAATGTTATACAAACTGCGCCTATTAATAGAATCAATGCGACCGCAGCGGGTGCATACGCATAAAAAAAAGGGACTCGAAAGTCCCTTTATATCATCTACAAATTATGCAGACCAAGCAAAACCTCGGTATATACCTGATTTAGCCTTTTCACGCTTTTCAATTGATGATGATACGTAATCAACACCACGATACTTCAAAGATCGCTCTTGTGGCTTAATTACTGTGTTGTCGACGTATGTTACGCCTCTATACATTTTGATAGTCATATGACACCTCCTAAATTAAGAGATGCGTTCCTTCAGCTGTATTGCCTACTTCCGTTCACATATCGTGAATGAACGATTGTAGTCTTTTCAACCATGACTTATGGTGTTCAGAACTGAACAATATTATTTATAAAAAAAGGGACCCGAAGGTCCCTAAAAGATTTTATAATAGTCACCTTAATTTATTGCCGGTGCTTCTTATGTTCTCCTTTGGTTATTATGTGGGGCTACAAACTATCTTAGCCTTGTTGCGCCAACTTATCGAAGTAAGACAAAGTATCCTCTTCGGCTTCATCGCTAGTATTGAATGGAGCGCTGTCAACCGCAGACATTGAAGGCTGTTCCACTACTGGAGCAGATTCCATCATTGGAGCAGTATCCATAGACATGTGACCAGCGTCAACACCTAACACTTTATTCAACTTAGCTTTGAGTTCATCATAAGACTTGTAATTGTTAGGATCAGTGAAGTCAGATAGAGAGTATAACTTATTGTATACTTCTTCTAGTCTTTCTTCATCTCCATTATATAAAGAGGCTGCTGCAGAAAACTCTGATTTATCATAGTTTACCCAACCTTCAACCTTGCGAATTTTAATCTTAAAATCTGCACCTTCCCAAAAATCATAAGGATTTACTGGATCTTCATCTGCAAATTGTGGTTGCATTACATCCATGATTTTATCAAAGATCTTTTTACCAAATTTGTAAAGAAATACCTTACCTTCGTTATCAGGGTTTGCAGGATCAGAAACGACTAAGACATTTGATACATAGTGTAGACGTCTTTTCCTCTCCCTTGCTGTAGCTTTATCCTCATCACGGCCAGTGTTCCAAAGCACTGAATTTGCTTCAGATACTGGATCATCTTGTCCAATTGAGGTCAAACTATTTTCAATATACCACAGTCCAGTAGAACCTTTGAATCCATGATCCCAATACCTTACCCAAGGAAGATCTTCACCTTCTTTGGCTGGTAAGAATCGGACTACGGCATAACCATTTCCTGCTTTATCCCTGGTGGGTTTCCAAAACCTATCATCGTCGTATGACTTTGTTTCAGTTTTAGTAGACACAGCTTCAGCTGCTTTTACGAGTTGGTCGATTGACGAGCCTCGTGTGCTCTTTAGATTTGCAAATGACATATATTTTCTCCGTATTGCATTGTATTAAGACGTAATTGTCTTTTCTATTTTTATTTCTGAATTATCCACTTTATACATTATATAATCTATATTATAACACATTTTCATGTGTTTGTAAACTCTTTTCTTAATAAACATACACATTTATTATGATCAAAGCTTACGAAGGGTGTATATTTTTCGATCTTTCTTTGAGTATCAGGCCATATAATGGTATCTGATATGTTCTTAGATTCACGAGATATAAACCCAAATATGGCATTAAGAATAACAATAGTTTCTAAACTAATTTCTTCTTGCAACCATAATTTAATGATCAGAGGATGCTGGCCATCTATGGCTTGAAACATACTGTTAAAAGATACATCCTCCTCTCCTAACCTATTTATATCTATTGAAAACACTCGATGAATACTTTCTTGTATTCTTTTGTGATCTCTATAGTTTTGTTCTCCCTCTTCATCCATCATATCTCCAACATAGCTGAGTCCAGCTTTAAAGTTAGAAATGTAGTAATCCTTTAAGTTACCATTATGTTTTTTAGCAAGTTTTGCAAAGAAATACTTATCTTTTCTTTTGAAAAAAGACTTAGGTGAAACATTAGACTTAAAGTTATATTTTACAGCATCATATCCAGATTCAAAATGTAACTTTAAAGCGTTATACAATTGATAAGATTCAAATGGATCAGTCATTGTGGTATTATTTCCAAATACATCATATATATAGTAAGTATAGTGCTACAGATTAAAATCCATACTCCTAGTTTAAAAAAACCGTTTACTATTGCTGTTAAAAATTTCATATAATTTTAAATTGGTAATTTATTACCTTTTTTACCTCTAATTAGATTAAGTCTCAATGCTTCTGCTTCCATTTTATCTTTGAGAGAATCAGTAAGTAATTTTTTTAAGTTACTGTAATCCATTCCTCTTTCCTCTATGATAAAAGAAGCTGCATCGATGTAAGACATATTTCCCTTTGCTACTAACTGCTCAACAGCATTGGAGAATCGTTTTCTTGTCATGATTTTTTGCTCTATATCTATTTTCATATTACCCTAAGTAGTATACAATCAACATTGATTCTACCATTTGGAACACTTACTTTTGTAGTAATAGTATCCCATACTTGTTTGTCGATTTGTTTAATTGTTTTACTTAAGATCAATGGAAGTATATCTTCTGGTTTACGCAAGGTAGTCGTCCTACTTTGAGTTTCACAGATATTCTTTATGGTAGTACCACTTACCTCAAATCCTTTTGTTGAATTTGTTATAAACTGAGAAAGCTTTCTTGTCTTAGTGTTATACACATATAACATTTCTTTTCCTGGAATCATAACAGGATTAATAGACATTAATTTAGCATCAATGTCTTCAACCTTATATTTAAGGTTTTTGATTTGCACGTCAGAAGCTTTCGGCTTTTTGATCCTTGGAATTTTAGCTGCTTTGGTTGCAACTTTTAGTTTATCTAAATCTGCAAAGATATTTTCCATAAGCTTGATCATTTTGCTTAGATCAGTTCTTTTAATATGTGAATAACTTTCAACAGCTTGATCACATGTTTTATCATATGCGTCTTTTACCGGTTGATATTCTTGCATTACAAGATCTTTAAACATATTAAGAGTACTACCCTTAAGTTGATATTGCTTAAATAGCTTATAAGCATCAAACTTATTATTGAATTCTCCATCCATCCAACCGTCAACAATAAAGTCCCAATCTTCCCACACAGTTTCTATTAACTTTGCTCTTTGTCTTTCTTGGATAGATAATGGTGCAGGTTTAGAAGCTTCGCTATCTTCAAGGTCTTCAACTGTAATCAAAGCTTTTTGATATATACCTTCAAGGATGTTACCCCATCTCTTTAATTCCGGCTTAGTATACTCATAACCTCTTGTAAAGATCTTGGCAACTTTACCTAGTTCCATCGTAAGTTCCCAATCTTTAAGTTTTTTAAGAGTCTTAATTTTTTCTTTATCATAACCATATTGATCAGTGGCCAAAGATAAAACCGCTTGAGTATAGTCTTTTGGCTTTAAGTAATAGTTATACCATGTTGCAGCTCCAGCCCATAAGTTACTGCGCTGTGGGTTATCAATTGTTTCTCCTTTTTGAAAAACTGGTTCAAACCCCATATGAGATTGATCAATACTTGTTCGATTCTTTCTCATTTTATTTCTTGCTTTATTCTCAGCCATATTAAACTCCTAATCTCTATGATAATTTTTGATACCTAGTACATAGTTTTCAGCTGCACTATCTGCATATATTTCATTATGTCCATTGTACCATTCGATACCTAACGACTCACCGTCGATATACATACGTATACCATAGTGAGGATAATCTCCAAATGATCTTAATGTTTCAGCCTTGCGATTCTTAAATTCTCCAGAACCATGATATTCGCTAAGTAACATATATTTATTTGACATTATTTTCTTCCTTAACTTCTTGGTTAAATTTTTTTCTAGCTAATTGTTTTATTTCTAATCTAGACATTTTTGGATTTTTCTTTTTCAGGTCTTTACTAATATGAAATAGTTTCTCAGAATCTTCTAGTAAGAGATACGCTCCTGATATTAGTACCATAAAAAAACCAAGAGCAAATATTCCTAACAACATATCCATACTATTTCCCTATATGTTCTACATCTTTTCGTGGGATAACTTGATATGCACCTTTATTATAAGCAGGTGCAACTGTAAAATTCTTAGAAGCTTCAGCTTTCCAAGAGTTATCAACAGGTGTTTCACGACAAGAGACACCCGTATAAGAAGGATACTTTTCATTGAATTCATCAATTCGTTGCTGAGCATAAGTTTTTCGAACTTCCATCGGCTTAAATTCTTGTTTGATTTTACGTCTTGGAGTAAGAGCTTTTGTTTTGCGTTTACGGCCGTAGTGATCGTAACGTATCGATCCTATGTAGTTCATATATTACCTGGAGCCTCTATGAGTAATAACGCCATATCCTTAGATTCTTCTATTACTTCGAATTTGCCATTATGATGTTCTCTCGTAACTAATCCTGAGTTATAAGCTTTTTCAATATAGCTGTTTTGACCTAGAATATATACAATTTCTCCAGCCCATTTTTCGACTGCCATTTTACGCTTTTGATATTCTACTTGATCAGTGTATTGTGTCATCTGAACTCCTACCATTTTCAACCAACTCCATGTATTGTTTAAGTTTTAAATCCCAGATTAATTTAAACTCTGGGTTTTTAGCTTTGTCTCTAGCATTTCTTAGTGCGATTACTCTACGCAAAATCCTAGTAGTCCCAATCATTTTTGCCTTCATTGTAAGCATCCATAAGTGAAGAACCCGCGATATAATCTTGAGTTTCTTTATCAGTATAATACATGTTTTCTTCTTTAAAGCACTCTAAACTTCCTGGTGCTTGGTGACCTGCCTTTTTGACAGTGGCTGTAAGCTTGTTGTAATAGTTTTTTGGCTTTGAATAAACCCTCTTAACAGCACTTTTAAATTCTTTTTCAGCTCGAGCTTTTTCTGCTGCGGCCTTGATCATTTGCATTCTATCCATATACATTCCTCACTAAATAATATATATTATAACATACTTTAAACAAAAAGTAAAGGTTTTTTTTCAATTATTTTAAACTTCTTCAATAGTAATTCGATATTGCTTACCGTTTACATCTTTACACAAAATAGTTTTTCGTGTAGACTGCATCCAACCGGTTTTATGAAGATCCATTTTTACATTGTCAACATGACTAATTAAACCATGAGTATTTTCAGAATCTGATTGTAATCCTGGCTTAATAATTGTGTGAGCAATATAGTCGCAATATGCCATACTTACTCTAGGCGTATTCATTTTAGTAAAATCCTGTATCATACTACTGCCTCCCCGAACATGGATTTCCAACAAGTTGGAGTACAACCTGAGATCAAAAACTCTCTTTGATCCACAGTTGCCTCTGGAAGAAGATCTTGAATAAGACCATCTCCACGCAGGTACGACATGTACTGATCTTCAGTACATGCAATGTCCATTCCGTTTTGCTCGCCCGTTACGGGACTTGTTTTAATTACAGTTACCATCGCGTCATATTCTCCTGTGTATCCGCCGCACATATTATTTTACCCATACTTTATTGTATTTGGAAGGAAGATCATCACAAGAGTAATCATCACCATTTGCATAATTTACAACACCTACGCATTCATTAGTAGTATTAGACCAATAAACATCTGGCATATCTAATGCGCTTTCTACAGCATTGACTGCCACTCCAAAAATACCACCAGCCAATGCACCAATTACTACAGCTTTTACTTTATCTTTATTACTCAACATTACGCCGCCTCAATAATAGTTAGTGGACAATTCCAAAGATGACCATCAATTCTTACAACCGCTTTAGTTCGATTAATTTTAGTAACCTCACCAAATTGAACACCATTTCTAGATCCGTTAACTTTTACTTTAGAACCAACTGAAAGAGTAGATTTAACGGATCGAGCTTTCAAAGATCTTAGCTGCTTTTGCTTAGCATTTATCAAAGTAATAGCTTGATTCATTTCTTCAGTAGATGAAATGCTGTTGATTGCGTTTATTAGAGATTTTTTCATAAAGTTTTTCCTTTCCTTATCATTTAATATAGGTATATTCTATCATAGTTTTAAGCAAATGTAAACAGTTTTTTTCATTTATTTTACACTTTGTGTGACCAAAATTCAATATTGGGTACTCTAAAAACATTTGTCATATAGTTTTTTTTCAAGCTCGTATGCTTCTTGCTCCCATGGCGCTGTTTTGTATTGATTATCACTACACTCTTGACCTTTCCATTCAAGTGAATATCCATTAAGTTCACCACGAAGATATTGTTTAGCATGTACCATTTCATGAGCAAGAGTTTGCATCATCATTTCGTATGGGATTTTTTCTCCATCAGACTTTCTAGCTATCTGTATCGTGACATAACCTTCTTTTGTATCACCCCAACATAAACCCTGTGATTCATCATCTAATACTGTTTGAAATTTAACAAATATAACTTTAGACCACATACGATCAATTTTTAATTCTTTTGAAAGTTTTTGGACATAAGCCATTACTTTCTTCTTATGCTTAATTTGTCCTTTAAGAACAAATATGTTCAAGCGGCAGCTCCAATAAAGGCATAACGTGGGTTGGCACAAGAAATCATACTGACTTCATCAAAACCTAACAGAACAAAACCGTCCATAGGGTCGGTACCTGCTTCAAACATAACCAGGTCGTAACCGGCACGGAACTCTTTAACTTCTTTGATGTCTACTGGGATAACGTTCATTGTGATATTCATTTTGAGCCTTTCTGTATTAGTTAATATAAGTATATTCTATCACAGTTTTACACATATGTAAAGGTTTATTTTCACTTTTTTTAGATCTTTTTGTTATAGCCCATATAACTTTGGTGAATATATGGTTATAAGCTCGTCTTTTCCTTTCACTTTGATATTACCTATTTCATCGCATCTATATCCAGGAGGTAGTTGATTCTTAGTGAACGATGATATAATTGTTTTGTATTCTATATACTCATGCCGCGCTGCTGTAGCCTCAAGTCTAGCGGCAAGATTGACTGCATCTCCAATAACTGAATAGTCAAATCTGGATTCACTACCCATGTTACCAACAATACAATCACCGGTGTTAACGCCAGTACCAACATTAATGTCAGGCAAACCCCTGGCAGAATATAACTTTTTAAGTTCATTTGTTTTAGCCTCTATTTCTATCGCTGATTTAACTGCCATTTCAGCATGATTTTCGCACGGTAATGGCGCGTTCCAAAATGCCATTATACAGTCACCCATATATTTGTCGATGGTTCCACCGTTTGCCAATATGATCTTTGTCATAGCATCAAGGAATTCATTGACTAATTCTACTAATCCTTCAGGATCATCATTATTTTTATAGTGTTCAGATATAGGAGTAAACCCACATATATCCATAAATAAAAATGTCATTTCTTTTCTATCACCACCAAGCTTCAAAAGAGATGGATCATCTTGTAATTTTTGAACCATGTCGGGTGATAAGTATGTACCAAATTGTTTTTTGATTTCTTCTTTTAATTTAAATGTTACATAAAATCTATTAAAAGAAGCATGTGCAAATACTAAAACTGAAGCCATAATAGGATATAAAACATCTAATAGTATTAATGATTCCATCCAATACCAATAACCTATTGAAAACCAGCCAGCCATTAAACCTATAGATCCAATTGCAGAAAACCATATTGGAGTTTTATAAACAATAAGAAGAATTAGTAAACATGAAAGTAAAATAACAAATAGTTCTAATTGATCAGCATACCACGGTCTCTGGATTTGTATACCATTGACAACAGTTGAAATTAAATGCGCTTGTATATCATGAGGTAACATTGCACCAGTCGGTGTGGCTACGGGATTTATCAGGCCTCCAGCGCTAAGGCCAAGGATAATTATTTTATCGTTTGGTATTGGATCTCCAAATGATACTCGCTCATATTCGTTCCAGTAAGCTATTTGAACATTTGAATTTGGTGTTGTATACATAGGAGGAAGTGATCCCATTCGAACCCACTCGACTCCAGCTTCTTTTATTTTAATTGCTAAATTGGGTTGAAATTCAAATACTCTTAATACTTCTAATGCTACTGATGGATGTAAATAATTATTAGCTAATATGACTAATGGTGATTCTCTTACAATACCATCAACTGAAGGAGCAGTTGTAACTGTTCCAACTCCCTGTGCATTTTCTTTTATAATTGGATTACGTATACCTTTGTACGAGTATAGCCAATCAGAAGAAACTCCTTTACCAAGTTTACCAAATCCAATTGATGGTTTATCGCCTTGTGGTTGATTGCTTAATAATGCTGATAAAATCACATCTCGATTTAACATTGCTTCAGATAGTGTAGCATCTTGATCAAATCGATCTGGTTCGGTAAATCCCATATTAAAAACATATACGTTATTTTCTGGAGAATTGTTTAACCAATCAGCATAAATATTTCTACTAAATGGAAACTGACCATAAAAATTTAAAGCCTTTTCATCGATATCGACAATGACTATATTATCAGATTTAATAGGTTCTTGGTAAGATTGAAGAGAATCAAAATAGTTTAAACGAAATTGTTCAACTAGTTTGGGATCTAAAACTCTAGTTGATAATAATAAAGCTATGGTAAGTAAAACTACTTTCCAATTGTGCATATCACCAATCCTTTATTATATTTACCATTATTAGTATACCACACAATATATTTATTCCTACTATAATTGTTCGAACAACAGCTATAGCATTTTCACTATCAGGATTATACCCGTCTTCTTCATCAAAAGCGCCTAAAGAATGCTTCCATATTTGCCAATACTTTTTCATTGTTGTGTGACTGCAACATTACATCCACCTATTGTCAAACAATTTTGCATAAGATTGTATGACTGAGTTGGACCACCAGTTTGTATTAAATTTAAGTTTGTGGGTGATGTACCATCAAGAGTAACTGTTGCATTGTGTGCTCCATAATGTTGATGAATACTAACTTGATTTCCATCGTTATTAATCGTTAAATCTAAATCTTTATCACCAGAGCCAGCTTGAGTAAACCATACACTATTATTATCACTATTAATATCAATTTTTAATTCATGATTGGGATCAGCTGTACCAGACTTTTGTCCTCCTTTTACCCAATTATTGTCTCCAGTAATATTAATTTCCATTTCATGCCCAGGATCTTCATGTGTATCTCTGCTACAAGTTGTACTTGTAGAATATATAAATTTACATCCTTGACCTACATCAACGCTGTTTGAATCACCGTCAACATCTATCCAAATTTTATTAATATCAGTACTATTAGTATTATTCCATTGTTCTACTACAATTTGATTATAATCACCATCTATTCCTTGATTTTTTTTAAGTACTTGATTGTTATTTCCTTCTTGTAAAACTGCAGTATCTAGTTGATAACCAGATAATACTGTATCAATCAAATTATAATCGCCCTTTTGCTGATATTCTAATTTAAGATTATCACCAGTTTGAGTTAAATATATTTCATTATCAGCCCAAACTACTCTAAAACTACCAATTACAACAAAAGCTACTAAAGCTAAAATAGTTGTTAATAAAATTCTTTTCATTATTGCACCTGTGTTATATTAATAATAATACCCTGTCCGTCTCCTAATATTATTTCAGATTCTTTTTGATCTGTAATAGTTCTAAGTGTTGCGTTTTGAGACAATAACATTGTTATGCTAATAACTCCATCAACATCTCTAAAAAATTTAACTGTTCCATCACCTTTATCTAATAAAGTATTATATTGACTATCAACGTCGAATCCTAATTTCGTTCCATCGAGAGCTACTTCACTAGATAAAGCACTTCTATCTAATGCAGTCTTTTTATCTAAGTCTAATACTATATCTAATATATCTTGTAAAAAGTCAACATCTAAATAATCTATATCTAATTCTGAAAACTCTAATTCGTCATAAGCCAAATAATCTGTTTCTAGTTCATTAAATTCTAAAAAGTCTACATCTAATATATTGTCACTTTCGTTTTCATTTAGTATACCTTCTTCAGCTTTAACTTCTTTTATTTCTTTTGGTTCTGATACAATAAAAATATTACTGATCATATTATTATCTATACCAGAAAGAACTACTGGTCTACTTGGAGCTGTATCATATGAAGATATGACTGATGCTTGATATGCCTCTTCTAAAGTGACAGTACCACCAGCATTAGATATTATTATTTTGCCAGAAGCCTTTCCAGTTTCTTCATCGGGTAAAAGTATGATCAACGATTGACCTATTTCATCAATCGTCGTTGTAAAATCTGTACCCAGTATAGCTATTTCTGCCGTGGGTGTTGATAAATTAATATTAGATTTATTTATTCTTTTACCACGACCAGATGAAAATCTAGCCGTGCCTTGTACCATACGAATAGCCATCTCAGACTTAGATGGATCTGGATCGTAATAAGCCTTATCAATATAAATTTTTGTGTGTTCTATAATTGATAATTCTTCTTCATCTAAAAACTCAATTAATATTCTACCATTACCAGTAATGGCTGTATCTTTTAACTCAATTCCTGGAGTAGAAACTTTAGATACTATTATTTCTTCGCCTCCGGTGCGAATAAGAGAAGCTACTCCAGTCTGTTCAGTTATATCTCCTATAAATTCGGCTGCAGTAGCCGAACTTATAAGAAATAAATTAGTTAGCGTCAGACTGAATAATATTAATATCCGAACGATCTGTAATGAAGGTTGCATCAAGTATTGCATTATTGGTAACTCCAGTTGTGGAACCAGTATTTTGTCCTACAAAAATAAAGTTGTAGTCACCAGTTACACCAACTGTTTGATTATTATCTGCGCCATCTTCCATTGTAGTTTGAACCCAGTTATCTGATCCAATTATATCCCAATTAAAAGTCGCATTAGTTGAATTAACAAATACATTTGTTGTATTATCGTCTCCTTGTATATCTAAATCCATGTCTAAAGAATCAGCTGATCCAGCAGTAGGATTCCAAGAACCCCAAAACGCAGTTTGGCCGCTATTAGTTCTTGACCACGTAGTTCCATTTACAGTCCAAAATTGTTCTGCATTGGATTGATTCCAAAGAGGAGTAGATATATTATAAACATCATCGTCATTACCAGCTCTAAATACAACTTCGTTAGTATTACCAACTATTGCAGAATCAATAGTTATAGTATCAGCAGTAGTTGCGACGCCAATTTTTTGATTCCATTTGTTATAGTTACCAGTAATAAAGTTATTAATAGTAGATCCAGTAGTAGCAATTGTACCAAACATTTTATTATAATCACCATCAAGTTTTAAGTCTAAATATGAATTAGAAACAGACATGGTCATATCTATTGACGTACCAGTAAAATCGTCTCCACCATATTTGTTACCAGCACCAATTTGCTGAATAGTAAGCTCAACATTGTCACCAGTTTGAGCTATCCATATTTCATTATCATTTGCATCGCTAAATGCATTTGACGTTAATATAATTCCTAATATTGCGAACAATCCACTTTTATTCATGTTCATCATTTTCTCCTGTTAACGGATGTTTTTCGTTTACCCCATCGTGCTGATGAGGATGCCTATGTCCATCCTTTATTACCCAAAGGCCTCTATCATGCCCTTGGTAAATTAACTCTAATACAGCTTCTTCAATTGCAGCTCGCGTAGCGTAAGTCACACTTTCGTTAAAGCCTATACCGTCTTCAATCTCGATAAGTTTAGTATCCATATCAACAAATCGAAATACATCATATCCACCACCTACAGACAAGATAGATTTTTTAGTCTGTACGTTCAACAAAATTTCACCCGTAAGAGTAGAGGTAGCTCTTAAACTTACGATTACCGAATCTCTTTTATACTGAGTTGAAGAACCAATACCTAAGTATCTAGCTCCTCTACCTCCAGTCTCTAAGTTGGTATCATATCCTATAATACCACCTTCTAAAATTATCCCTGCAAAAAGCATAGGTTGAAGTTTTTTATCTTCAGCTGTTTTTTCAAACTCTTCTCTAGCTGATCTAATAATCTGTCTTTCTTTAACTAAATTATCAAGTCCAGCTCTTTCAACTACTCTAAACCATGTACCTTTACCGGCGGTTTTAAGTGCGTCAATAACAAATGCTTCAGCACCTTGTGTTACAGCAGTAGAAAAATCAGCTAAATTTTCTCTACTTTTTCTTTGTCCAGTTAAATCTTGAAACTCATAAACAGCAACAATGGGCTTAAATTTTGCTGCAGGTAAATTTGCTAATCTTTTAGAAGCTGGTAATGTTACAACTACTGCCTCTTCTACACATTCTCCATATTGTTTCATAAATGTCATAGTGCAACTATCTGTCATACTCGGAAAGCTTGAGCATCCAGTTAAAAATAACAATCCAATAACGAAAATATATTTCATTAGAAAGATCCAGCACCTATAGGAACATCAAGTGTTGTTGTTGTTCCATCCTCGCTCGTAACAGTAATCCTAATAATATCTGTTCCATCTTCTCCGCCTCCTACAATTGTTTCGTAAGTAATTGAATTGCCTTCTATATCGAAGGTTCCATATGTTGATGCAGTTTCATTACCAAACATATTGTCTACCAATTGCTTAGCAATTTGAGCATATATTCTACTTTCTAAATTTCTTAAAAATTTAGCTTGTGTTGTATTATTTGCAGCTCTTTCAGCTTTATCAATTGCTGCTTGTATATCTTCTCTAATTTTATCTTTTCTAGATTTCTCTTGATTTTCAATAGTTAACCAATGAGCTGAAGTTCCAACTCCACTAAATGACGGATTCTTAAATTTAAAAGTAATTCCATCTGCATTTGCGAGTGGACTTAACAATAGTGCTAAAATAAGTGCTGGCCAAAACAATATTGAAAACCAAACTAATGTTTTAATACTCCATTCATTTAATTTATCTAATATACTCATTTCTTTTTCTTTTTCCTCTCGTTTTCTTTATATTCTAATACTACATTTACTTTTTGTTGTAGTCTAATCATATCTTGATCAAGCATACGAGTTTGATCAATTACTCTTATAAGAGCAAAATGCATTTCTTCTAGTTTTGGCTCAATCTTTTCACCAATAAACCACCATACATAATATATAAAATAACCTAACCCAACCATCATTACAATAGGAAATCCATATTGTTGTATTGCGTCAACTAAGCTAAATTCTACTACAACTTCCATTATCTATTTCCAATTATAATATGGATTATCAAACCATCCCATATAGTAAGATAATACAAATATTCCACAAAAAATAATGACTATGGCTAACCCTTTCCAAGTGTCTGAATCACTCCAATCTTGTCCCGCTTGTATTTTTTTCCACGTTTTTCCATTTATTCTAGTCTCTTCTGACATCCAATTTCCCGTCCTCTACAAAATTTTCTGCACGGGCTATTCTTTCAATGTCTGGAGTTAACTCTAAAGCACTACTCACCAATAAATCTATTTTAATCATGTCGTTATTCATCGCTCTAGCGCGATTCTCCAGTGATTTACAAAACATGGTAAGTGTTCCTATTTGTTCTACTATACCATTTAATATTTGTTTTATCACTAAAAATATAAAAAAGCCCATGACAATACTTCCGGCGATAGGTGCACCCACATCGCCTATTAAATTAAATACTTCACCCATATTAGGTTGAAGTTGCTACACTTACTACTTTAAGTCCAGCGCCACCTTCTAAAGTTTCTGCGGGTAGTTTTTTTACAAGTTCAATTGTTTTAGATTGAACTGTCATTGTACCAACTACTGTTGATCCAGTTTTATGAGTCATAACTAAATCTCCTGCAGTACTATTATATACTCGTACTAATGTAGCATTACCTACTGCAGTTGCTGATGTTAAGTTAGTCTCACTTCCCATTAATCTGATTTTCATTCTTATCTCCTATTAGATATTTTCTAAGCGTGACATAAGTCTTTCCGCTCTGTTTGTTACTTGCTTATGCCATCTAGAATCTCTTCCTTCAACAGCTGCTTTTTTCCAGTCACCACTTTGCAAAGCCGCATTGTGATTTTTGAATTTACTTAATCTGGTTCTACCCATATTAAACATCATATTAGCAATTACTTGCTTTACTTCTTGAGGATATCCATCCCATGCTTCATGTAAGATCTTACAGTCTCTGATGACTGATTCAACGTCTCGTTCGAAACATTCAATTGTTCGTTCCTCTGACACTGCGGTTCCCACATCCATTCCAAACTCTGGATCAGATTTAAGGACCAGGTGGCCAATTCCAAATGTTGCGTACCCCAGATGATCTTTATAAATTTCATTAACCTGACCCTCGTCGATTATTAATTGTTCTCTTAATTGATCTATGTCAATATCAGTTTCTTTATTCCAAAACATAATTTACTCTCCGTTATAATTAAAATAATTCTAAAAAGTTAGATATAGGACTTTCAACTTCAGTTCCAAAATGATCAGCAAATGCAAATGGTGCACCACCAGGCGATCCTGAATAAAGCCAACTTGCTATTGCGTTACTTGTTCCATTATTATATAATTGAAAATCAGTAGCATCAGTTCGATTAAATGACGAATTTGGTGATCCTGAATTGTTACTCTGATCAACATAAAAATCTACTCGTGACCATCCACTATTAGTAAATGTGACAGAACCACTTGTTGCTTTTAATGTAAATACGAATGTAGCAGTATTTATATTACTAATAACACTAATTGCGACATTTCCTGATCCATAAGGACTGCTAAAGTTACCTAGTGGTCCACCACTAAGTGTACTAGTAGTCATATTCACAGGATTGCTGTAAAATTGAGTGACAGCAGTCCAGGTTGAACTAAATAAAACACTAGATGTTCCATAAAAATCAGAAACTTGGATTTCGCCAGAACTAGGAACCGCTGCTGGTCCTAAGCCTCCAGAATAGTATTCAGATAAAGATATTGGATTTGATCCTCCAAATTCAGTTTGAATATCACTAAAAGCTACTTGTCCAGTTGATACTATAGCCATTATTTAATAATCTCCGTAATTAGATTTTCGAATTGTTCTATTTTTTCTACTCTATTAGGCCAAAGAATATATTCTTTCTCTGGATTTTTCTTTAAATTTGATAATAAAGGAAGAATTGAATTATATAGCTTATTTAGCTTTTCTTCTGTGACGGCAAGTTCTGCAGTTTTACTATCTGCAGTTTTTATAGTGGACTGTACCGCTTCTAGCTCGTTTTCATCAACGGCAGTAAATCCAAAATCGAAATTTAGTAAATCACTCATATTTATCTCCTTACTGTTATTTATACAAGTAAAGAAGCTAAAAGAGGATTATGAGGTGGTTTGATGATATTCTGGCATTTGATAACTAAGAGTTAGTTCTTCTCCCGCTTTAATATCTTTAGATGTAATTAAATAATATTCTGGATCTTTTAACTCAGAATTATGAAGAATATTTTTACAAGATGGATTTTCACTATGATTTATAAATGCTCCAAGTGCAGTTCTTATCCATTCACCATGATAAAAAATTCTCATGAGTCCTAGATTAGTACCTTCTGATATATCATCAGTAGCAAAAGCTCCGAGACCGTCAATAGTACTTTCCTTTATTGTAACACAACTGGGTAATGGTCTCCATGTATTAGAAAAATCAATCGTCATCTCGAGCTTCCTTTATTTGCTTTAGTATTTCTATTAATTCTTCTATAGTATTTACGTCTGTGGAATTTTCAGTATCTATCTCAACATTTATATTTATTTTCATAATCCAATTAATGCCCAGCCATGATTGGCTATCGCATTTAGAATAATAAACCAACAAGTTGCCATATGAGTTATCCACCATATAGTGCGTATAACTGCTACAGCGTCAGCTTGATTATCAGTTTCTCCTACTTTCTGACCTAAACTTTTAGCCCAGATTCTCCACCATTTATACATTACCGCGTCTTACAAGTTCATTACGAATTTTTTGCTTTTGTTTTGGTTGAGTATTATTATTATCTAATGCTGCTTGCAACACATCAGTTGAAGTTGATCTCATGTAATAGTTTTGGACATTACCTTTGCGATCTTTTGTTGTTTCTTTAAATTTTACTGGCATTACATTTCTCCAATAATATGTTTGTATATTTCTTTCCATTTCCAATATCTTGGAATATGACCGTTAAATGGATAATAAGCATTATGATCATGAGCCACAAGAATAGATCGTAATCCGTAACTATCACCAAGTTCAGCATTTACTGGTTTATCTTCGATCCACCAACATTTACTATTTGCGTATTCTAGTAAAGCATCATCTTTATCTGCACCGCATGGTAAATATATATAATCATCCCATATTTCTTCACCAAATAAAAGATTCAAGTTTTGTGTTCTTAATCTTTGAGCATATTTATTGCTACTTAAAGATGATATACAATGAAACTTAAATCCGTGCAACATGTTTAATCTTTTCATGTAGTACACAGCATCTCTTAATGGCGGTAAAAATGCAATGGCAGCAGAATCGTTAAATTCAGCAACCATTGCTTTACCTAATTCTTTCGATATTCCAAATCTTTGACCAACGTTGTATTGTCGATCATCAACTGTTGGATAACCTTTGTGATTCATATATTGAGTAAATGAATATTCCCAATCACATAAAACACCATCACAATCAACTAAAATTATATTGTCTTTCATTTCCTTCATAAGTCCTTACCAGTTTATATGTATATTATAACACACTTTCTGGTAAAAGTAAACAGTTATTTTCATTTATTTCAATATCTCTGATATTTCATATCCTAAATTTAAAAACCAATTCATATCCCTGCCTCGTGTAACTTCCGCTGCAGTACCTAAACGAATACCACTTGTTTCAGCAAAACTTCGGGGATCATTCGGTACTCCGTTTTTGTTTACAGTAATTCCATGCTTTTCTAATAGATCGGCAGCTTCTCTTCCGCTGATTTCTTTATCACTTAAATCTACAAGAACAATATGACTGTCTGTTCCTCCAGTAGCAATACTATAGCCACCCATTTTAAGACCATCAGCAAGTAATTTAGCACTGTTTTTTACTGCTGTAATATAGTCACGAAACTCTTGAGTATTTGCTTCTATAAAGCATTGTGCTTTTGCAGCAATAATATTCATAAGAGGGCCGCCTTGTGTTCCTGGAAATATTGCACCATTTATTTTCTTTGTTAGCTCAGGATTATTCCACAGTATCATACCACCACGAGGACCACGAAGTGTCTTATGTGTTGTACTCGTTACCGCATGAGCATAGGGCAAAGGACTAGGGTACTGTCCTCCAGCAATCAGTCCACTATAGTGTGCCATATCGCACACAAGATATGCGTTTACTTCTTTTGCGATATCTCTGAATGTAGACCACTCAATTTCTCTTGGATACGCACTTGCTCCTGCAACAATAACTTCAGGATTATATCTTTTGGCAAGACTTCGTACTTGTTCATAATCAATCCAACCTCTGTCGTTTACTCCGTAAGTATATGCGTTGTAATACTTTCCGCTATGCGTTGGAGGTGCTCCATGACTAAGGTGTCCACCACTTGCAAGATCCATGCCAAGAATCGTATCTCCTGGTTGCATCAGTGCTTGGTAGACTGCTGAGTTTGCATTGACCCCGCTGTGAGGTTGTACATTTGCAAACTTGCATCCATATAGCTTTTTCACTTCTTCTATCGCAAGAGTTTCTATTTCGTCCATGTATTCACAGCCGTTATAGTATCTCTTGCCTGGATAACCTTCTGCATATTTATTTGTAAAGACACTACCACAAAGCTCGCGAACAGCGTCACTCGCAAAGTTTTCACTTGCTATTAATTCAATAGTAGAAGCTTGTCTATTGTATTCTTGGTTTAAAATTGAACGTATCTTATTGTCCATAATAATTCCTATTTTAAATATTTTTCAATAATATTTAATTGACCATCAATAACAGACATAGCATCTACTTGTGATTCTACTGTTCCAACAATATCTGAGTGATCAGCAAGTCCTACATGAGAACCTAATAAAACTTCAATGTTTGTTTGGTGTCTTCTAAGCTTAGCTCTAAGAGATTCTTCTACTGTTGTTAATATTTCTTTTCGATAATTGTGCATTTTATTTACCTCCCAAATAATTTTCTACGTTTATATTCTGCTATTGTTTCTAATAGCTTTTTAGTCCAATTGTCTCTGTGTTCTACAAATACTTGTGGACCTTCATCACCAGCGATTAACGTGACTAATTGTGTTATTGGCATACCAGTTCTTTCTTCCCACATAATAGCATATGCAGTTTCTTGTACAAAGTATCCTTCACACCATTCTTTCTTCTTAGTTTTAGCTGCTGTCTTATAATCAATAATAGAATTTTTACCATCAAAAACTCCAACGCAATCAACTCGGCCAGCAACACCAAGATGAGAAGAATACAATGGAGCTTCTTGAGCATATACTTTAGATAATCTTTTATCTAGTATATCTTTAACCTCCATAAAATTAGATTTTATAAGTGGCATTACACCTTCATCAAAAGATTCATCGTTATCAACATACTTTTCTAGCATTTCATGAACAGCTGTACCACGTCCTGAAGCTCTACGAGAAATACGATTTGCTTCTTCTTCGCCTACTCTTTGGCGCCAGGCTCTTATATGATCTTCGCTTAATATCGAAAGTACTGTTGTAATAGAAGGATAGTTAACACCGTCAGGAGCAGCATAGGTTCTACCAGTTGATAACGTTGTAGCAACCATGTCTTTATATCCAATATCAATTGGTTCATGTTTAAAGTTTCCCGCTTTCATATAATTCCTTTGTCATGATAAAGTCACGAACAAAGCCGCTTCGTACAATATCTTCCCACTTAAATTCCACATGATCAAAAGAGTTCATATGTTTTATAATATTAATAAATTCTTTAATACCGTCTTGATCACCCTTACGAGTAAAATCTGATTGATAATAATCACCCGACATAATAAATCTACAATCTTCTCCAAGACGAGTTATTACTGAACAAAGCTCATGATAATTACAATTTTGAGATTCATCAACGATTATTATAGCATTTTTAATTGTGATTCCTCTTATAAATGAAGTTGTTAAGAACTCTATAGATTTACTTTGTATCATTTTAGACCATCCATCTAAGTCTTGAAATAAATCATTTATAATAGCTTTATATGGAGATGTGTAAGCATCTTCTTTTTCTTCTTGTGTTCCAGGAAGAAATCCCATATCTCTTGTTGGAACAGCAGATCTTACTATAATAACCTTTTGATATTCTTTCTTTAATACTGCTTCTAAAGCTAGGTATAAAGAAATAAAAGTTTTACCAGTTCCTGCTGAACCATCTAAACACAAATGATTACCAGAAGCAAATCCATCAAAAGCTAATTTTTGATTATGTGTTAATGGCTCCAATTTAACCAAATGCTCTAATCTTAGACGTGAAGGTTTTTTGTTCATTTTGTATTAATATTTCCTCTTAATCTTGGTGGTAGTCCTTTTTGAATTCTTTGTTGTACTTCTTTCCAGCCATCACCAGCCTTTTTAAGTACTTGTCCATCTTTTGCAGTTAGAACTTTTGGTGCAGTAATGACTTGCTGAATATTTGGATCTTTTACATATTTTTCCATATCAGAAATAGACATCATTTTAGTTTCTATTTCTTCAGTTTCTAAATTTTTAAAATCATACAATGGCATTAAACCACTCCGGTTGTTGTCTTTTAGTCCAAACCATTTTGAACCTATCTTGTTTAGTTTGATAAAAATTTCTATAAGATTTAACAGCGTCTGTACCACCTAAGTTATTAACGATACATTCCGGATTAGAACTCATTGCTAACTTATAAGGTGTTCGAACTAATGTTCGTTTTATGTTGTTTGGTAAATCTTTCAATATTTTTCGTAGCTTGCTGTCTGTTGCATGGACTTTGCCATATCTATATGTATATTCATCGCACAAAGCAATAAAATGTTGATAATGCCAAGTATAATTACAACAACCTTCACGAGTCCAGACTGTAGACGGATGATTATAATGACATGCTTTATACAGTATATCTTCTCGGTGGTCATCTAGTTTATAATATTGTAACATAGAGCCAGATTTAGATGGTCTACGTTCCATGATACCATCAACCATTCTATGAACAGTTGATAGCATTTGTGCAGATTCTACAATCATTTTTACAACGTGTTTATCGCATTGTTGTTGAGCTGCTTCGACGGGATCTTCTGATAAAATAAAAATATTCATAATATATATTATAACACAATTTCATTCAAATGTAAACCCCTTAATAAAAAATTTTACTAAGGGGTCACGATTTAGTGTATTTTGCTTATTGCCTCCATATCATCAAGGTATTGGTTTAAATGTACTATTTTCTTTTCCATTTTGTATGCTAATACATTTTTACCTTTTTTTATTAATTTTCGTTGATAGTATAATGCCTCATTTCTGTCTTTCTTTAGGCGTTCAATTTGTATATAACTCATAAGCAATCTCCAGGTTAAAGTGAATTGAAAAACTATCATGATATAGACTGTGTCGTTATCTTTCTCCTATTTTTTTATTAGATTAGGAAATGCACCTTTAATTAACGCCTTTGTAATATATTTGAGTTTGAGTTTTTTATCTTTGGCATCGCAAAAAAGTTGTGCATCATCCGGGTGAATTGATTCAAGTAAATCTATAAAAGCTGTTTCTCTTTTGAATTGATTTAAATTTGGAGAGGCAACTTTAACAAAGTTTCTAAACTTTGGATATTCAAATCTAAGCTCTCGCGGTTCTTTTTTTGTAGATGTATCGAATTTTTTATAAGGTGGTTGACCTTCGGGTAATGATAATTTAATAGTATCATCTAATCCGATACGTAAGATATCTCGAAGCGCAGTACAATCTTGCTCTTTAAGATATTGGATCCTTTTATCTCGAGATCCTAATTTGTTTGTATTTTTTAATATTTCTGATATTAATGGTTTAACCATTATAAAATTCCTCCACACTTTCAATCAATAGATTGCATCGTTTTTTAATTAAATAGTTTAATACTTTCATTTTCATTGGAACTTTTTGTCCATTAAAAGTATTTATAACATTATTCTGAATTGATTCCGGTATTTGAGATAAATCTATAAGAGTCTTATTTCTTTGATAATTTCTAAACTCTTCGTGCGTCATAACATCTTTTAAGTTATCTATATTATCAGCCCAGTATTGTATTTTAGCTTTTGTCATAGGTGATTGGCGAATTTCATCCATAATAGAATTATCAGCTGATAAAACATTAGGTATACCATCGCTTTTATCTCCTTTACATATGTGCTCAAAACAATATGTTCTAGGATTAGAATCACTTACCATTTTCTTTTGAATAGGAGAGAATTGTTTAACATTGTTGAATTTGTGTAATTGTATAAAATCTTTATCTGAAGAAATAATCATGACTGGTTCATGCTGACCAAACTCTTGTGTTTGCATTGTTAACGTACCGATGATATCATCAGCTTCGCATCCTTCTAAATGAATAACCTTGTAAGGCAGGTTTTCTCTAATTTCTTCTCTTACCAAATTTAATATCCTAAAAATTTCTGTCCAATCTTGAGATGATTCATCTCTTTTCTTTTTACGATGTGCTTTATATAGAGGAAAATATTCTTTACGCCAAGTATTCATACCATCAACACAAATTACCATTTGACCGTACTCATTACGATATTTTTTATTGTACATACGAATACTGTTTAGTATCATATGTCGTATCATGTTTTCATCATTTAGTTTTTGTACTATAATATTAGATAGCGCAATCTGGCTATAATCAAGTAAAATCATTCTTTTTATCCATTATTAATTCATGTAATACTTCGAAGTAATCGTGTAAAAAATGATTAACTCCTCCGTGTCTCATTAGCATTGAAGAAATCATATTTACAATTACAATCATATCTTTAGCTTCTGGCAATGTTTCATCTCTAAAATCCATTGCATCGAAATAACCACTTTCATTAAGTAATAACTCTTCAATTTGTAATAATATTATTCGAGAAACATCTCTGCATTCATCAGTAAATTCTTCATATTCTTGTCTTAGAAATTCTCTTTCTTCTTCAACTTCTTGTATACGAAATTTAGTTGGAAATTGTATAATATTATCTTTCATAATGTATATATTATATCATACTTTTAAGCAAATGTAAACAATTATTTTGAAAAGTTTTTAATTGAATTGCCACCAATTCTACAATTAATAATGCCATTATAATAATCGTCCGTTAATAATACTTCTCTATCAAACTGTTCTTTTGTTTCCATGTAAGCGCATTCAGATTTAGTTTTACACATATGTAAAATTTCTCTATAGAAACAATCTTGACCCATTGATAAAACATCTTCTTGTAAATGTTTATTTGAACCCCAATATTCTCGCCATTCGGATTCAACTAATATTTTCTTTCTTCTCTTGCGAGTCTTGGTTATTGGTAGAGTCTTTTGGCTCCAAAAAAACTTCTTTCCTATATACTTCTTCCCTGTAGCTCGATTCGTTATCATGTAAACAAATCCATACACGTCTTTGGGATTGAATTCTTCTGGTGGCAGCCATTTTGTGCCTTTGTAATGCCATGTCATATTACTCGTTAAAGTCTAGTTCTTCTAGATCTTCATCCTGATGTTCACCACAAAGAGGACAAAATAAAATAATTTCATCGTCTTCGTGCCCTATGATAGTTTTATTATAACAAGATTCGCAGTTAACCACAGTACGTTTCATAGTTAACCAATATCCTTGAATTTATCCCACCCACCTATTGATTTACCGTCTAATTTTATTTGAGGAAATGTTCTAGCAGTTGGAAATAATTCCATCATTTCTTCTCTATTAAAATCCTCTCCCAATTTTTTAACTGTGTAACTATGTTTATTTGTTTCTTGTACCATAGCTTGTGCTTTATGTATTGCCATATCACAAAATGGACAATGGTCTTTACTATAAATTTCTATAATCATTTACAATCCTTCGATATAATTTGATAAAACTTTAATATCGTTTTGAGATAAAATAGAAGCTTGAGACCACATAATTTGAGATCTTTTTCCTCTTTGTTCTCTATTTTGATATTGTTTTAATGCTGTTTCTATATATAAGGATGTATTACCCGCCAATGCTGGAAATATTCCCATACCCTCGCCTTTCATTCCATGACATCCAGCGCATCCATTCCATGATGCTGGTGTAGGATCTATTTCAACTACTGGAGCCTCAATAACACCTGCTGCAATTAATCTTTCTTCTTCTAACTTTGCGAGTCGAGCAACCTCGCGTCTTTCTAATAATTGTTCATAGCACTCATTTATACATGCACTTTGTGGATTATGTCCTCTTTGTGGTGCATGACTAAACGCAACTGAGATGATAAAAGCTGCAGCACAGGATATTAAAAAAGGAAATAATATATGTGGATTCACGTCTTTATGACTCATAGACTTAATCCTGCTAATGTATTATTATCCATGTCTTGTTTTACTCCTCCAATAACATATGAACTAATTTCAGTTTCTTGTGGTGCAACTTGTACATTACCTCCACCTATCCATTTTTCAGTCCAAGGTAATGGATTAGCTTTTGGTGTTACGTATGGACATTGTAATCCAACCGCTCTCATTCTTTTACAGCCTATCCATTCTATATAATCACATAGAATTTTTTCATTAAGGCCAATCATAGAACCATTTGCAAATAGATATCTGGCCCAAGATTTTTCTTGCTCAATTACGTCTAAATATAATTGAACTGATTCTTGTTCTGTTTTCTTAGCTATTTTTTCGTAGTCTTTATCTTCTTTTTTCAAAAGCTTAAGCATTGTGGTAGTACTAGCCAAATGTAAATTTTCATCTCGAGCAATGAATTTAATAATTTTAGCATTACCTTCCATTTTCTTTAATTCAGCAAAAGCCCAACTACATGCAAATGATACATAGAACCTTATACCTTCTAAAGCATTTGCCGATTGCATAGCCATCCAAATTGCTGTCTTATGATCTATTTTATTTACAGGATTATGATTATAATCCATCAAATCATCGTAATATTTAGATATACTTGATCCACACTCAACAATTTCTTTATTATCTAATATTCCATCAAATACATGTGAAGGATCTGCATACACATTTCTTATAATATGTGTATAACTTCTGCTGTGAATAGTTTCTGAAAATGACCATGTTTCAATCCAGTTTTCAACTTCTGGTAATGATACAATTGGTAAAAATGCTAGATTTGGAGCTCGACCTTGAACACTGTCGAGTACTATTTGTCTTTTAAGATTACTTGTAAAAATGTGTTGTTCATTTTCAGTTAATCCATTAAAGTCTTTTTTATCTTTAGAAACATCTACTTCTTCTGGTCTCCAAAAGAATCCTAGTTGTTTATCTGTAATTTTGTCTAACTGAGGATATTTAACTTCATCATATCTTTGAATATCTACCGCCTCATCCAAAAACATATTTCTAGTCATATGAGACTTTTTATTCTTTTTCAATACTGACATCACGTTTTTCCTTGTTTTTAATATTTAAATTTGTTTTTCTCTTACTGCTTTCACTGCACTTTTTATAGCATCCTCCGCCAAAACAGAACAATGTATTTTTACTGGAGGTAATGCTAATTCTTCAGCAAGTTCAGTGTTCTTTATTTTTTCAGCATCATTTATGTGTTTACCTTTAACCCATTCAGTCAATAAAGAACTAGAAGCTATTGCTGAACCGCATCCATAGGTTTTAAATTTAGCATCAACAATAACATCATCATCGTTTATTCTAATTTGTAACCTCATTACATCGCCACAGGCTGGAGCTCCAACCATTCCTGTACCTACGTTTTTATCTGAATCATCCATGACTCCAACATTTCTTGGATTTTCATAGTGATCAATAACTTTCTCGCTGTAAGGCATAGTTTACTCCTATGCAACGTAAAAACTTTCTCCACAACCACACTTACTTGTTTCATTTGGATTCACAAACTCAAATCCTTCTTGAAACTGTTCTACCTTATACTGTAACTCTGAACCAAATAAAAAAATTGAACTTTTATTATCTATGTATACAGTTACAGGAAGGTCTAAAAGAACGTGGTCTCCTTCTTCCTCTTTATATGCCCATTCCATTACATAAGCATGTCCATTACATCCAGCGCTTTGTACTTTAATACGAATACCTATAGAATTTGCTGGTAATATTAGTTGAGCAAGAGCTTTTTCTGCTGACTCGTGTATTTCTATCATTACTTATATCTTACAACTATCGCAATCTTCTTCTTCATAAGCTTCGCTTTCACCGTCATAAGAATGATGAGTTTCTCCATCGGTCATTTCGCCAGCTCCGTCGAACGTATTGAAATAATAAAGCTGTTTTAAACCATATCTATAAGCAGTTACTAGATCTGTAATCATTTGTGACATGGGTATCTTATTATCTTCAAAAAACTCTGGATTATAAGATGTATTTACACTAATGCCTTGATCTATGTACTTTTGAAGTATAGCACAGATCTTAAGATAACCATCGGGAGATTTTTGATCCCACAATAAGTCATACTTATTTTTTAAGTTGCGATAACCCGGAACTACTTGAGCCATCACTCCGTCTTTACTTTGTTTGTAACTAACTAATGCGCGTGGAGGTTCTATACCATTCGTACTGTTAGATATTTGTGCACTTGTTTCAGCAGGCATTAATGCCATCAGAGTAGAATTGCGAGTACCTGTTTCTAAGAGCTTATGTCTTAGCTCGTTCCACGGTAGTCTTTCTTTATGCTCTATTAAATTATTTATTGCACCTTTATATGTATCAATTGGTAACACTCCACATGCATATTTTGTGTGATTTTTTAAATTAATTTCACCCTTTTCAACAGCTAATTGCTGAGAAGCCTTAATTAAATAATAAGACCACGCTTCAGCATATTCATCTACAGTTTCAAACGCGCCTTCATCATATTTAAGGCCTCGTTTTGCTAAGAAATATGCTAAATTAATAATTCCAATACCCAAGGGTCTTCTATTCATAGTACCCCTTTCTGCAGCTTTTACTGGATAATCTTGATAATCTAATAATTCATCTAGTGCTCTTACTGAAAGATCACAGTATTTTTCGAATTCACTAGGATCATTTATTAAACCCCAATTGATTGCTGAAAGGGTACACAGTGATATTTCACCTTCTTCTGGATCAGCACCCATTGGGCTTGTAGGTAGATCTATTTCGCAACAAAGATTACTCATACGAATTGGAGCAACCTTAGCATCAAATGCTCCGTGATCATTTGCATGATCTACATTCATAATATATATTCTTCCAGTATCTTTCCTTTGTTGAATTACTGTAGAAAATACTTCAGATGCAGATAATGACTTTTTACGAATTGAATAAGCTCTTTCATATTTTTCATATAACTCTTTAAATTTATCTTGATCACTAAAGAAAGATTCATATAGGCCTGGTACGTCATTAGGATCAAAGAAGGTTATATTTCCACCTGTTAATAATCTTTCGTACATTAGTTTATTGACTTGAAAAGCATAATCCATATGACGAACTCTATTTTCTTCTGTACCTTTATTATTTTTAAGTACAACTAAATCTTCAAACTCATAGTGCCACATTGGTAAATATACAGTAGCTGCTCCACCACGAACACCGCCTTGAGAACATGATTTTACTGCTGATTGGAAATATTTTAAAAATGGAATTAGTCCAGTATGAACTACTGAACCATCACCAACTTTAGCTCCTTCAGCTCTAATAGAGCCAGCTCCAATACCAATACCTGCTTTTTTAGATATGTATTTTACAATGGAAGTTGCAGTTGCGTTGATAGAATCAAGAGAATCGCCAGATTCGATAAGAACACAACTCGAAAACTGACGGGTCGGTGTACGTACACCAGCCATAATAGGCGTAGGTAACGATATATAGAATTGAGAAATTGCATCGTAGTAATCCTTTACATATTTCATACGAGTTGTTTTTGGATAATCTGAAAACAACGTTGCTGAAATCATCATATACAAAACTTGTGGAGTTTCGAAATGTTGTTTTGTTCTTCTATCTTGAACTAGATATTTACCTCTAAATTGTTCCATTCCTGCGTAAGTAAAAGTATCATCTCGATCGTGTTTAATATATTTACCTAGCTCGTCTATTTCATCACGAGAATAAGATTTCATTATAGATCCATCATAAACTTCTCTATCAACGTTATCGATAATAACTTGGGCTAATGAATGCGGTTCATAATCACCGTATACCTCTTTGCGTAATTTGTAAGAAACAAGTCTTGCAGCAACATATTGATAATTTGGAGTATAATCTGAAATTAATTCAGCAGCACTTTTTATAAGAAGTTCGTGAATATCGTAAGCTGGAATTTTATCGTATAATTGTATATTAGCCTTTAGTTCTATTTCAGAAATAGATACTCCAGAAACATTTTCTGTCGCCCATTCTAATACTTTGTGTACTTTTTCTAAGTCAAAGTCTTGTGCAGTACCATCACGCTTTGTTACGTGCATTGTCATAAAGTTTTGTCCGTCAGTCATAGTTAGTTAATTAAAATATAGTATATATTATAACACAAAATTCAACAATTGTAAACAGTTATTTTTTATTAATTTTTGAAACTTGTTCTTCTAAATCAGTAATTCTTTTTGCTAATCTTGGATATTGCTTTAACCATTTATCTTCGCGGGTAGCAATTTCTATATCATATTTATTTGCTATCCAGTCCATGGCATTGTCCATTTTTACTTGGAACCACACACCCATCTTAGTATTTTTAAACCAAGCATAAAACGAACTTCCTATAATTGAACCGAGTATGGACTTTAATGTTAATATGAATAGCCAATACATTTTTATACCTCTTCTATCGGAAGCTTTCTTTTAAGCTTCGATAATGCTTTTACATAATTTGGCATACCATGATCTACAACACCATCAAAGAATTTCCATCTTTTCCATGAGTTCCATATACCATAGAACATATCTGCCCATGTTGGACCAACTGCTTTATTTCCAAATCTATCAAAATAAATCATTTCTCCATGGTGTCTAAATCCAAGAAATGCTGGAGGAATTCTACACACAATATCGTTATTATTCATAAATCTATAATGATCTGAATTTATGTTTTTAACAAAGTGTTTTCCACCAACTCTTGGTGAACCAAATGTAAAAAGCTCTTGAGGTTGATATCTTGTAGTAGCAATTGTTGCCATTGCAGCACCTAAACTATGGCCTGTAAAATATACATCTTTTCGTACTTTAAGTTGATCATTGTGATCTAATTCTTTTACAATGTCCATCCATAAGTCATCTACTTCTTCTTGAAAACCACCATGTACTTTACCACCGGCTTTAGCTGTATTTTTGATTATTTTAAGATCAGCCATAACATCATTTAATTTAGAAGGTTCAGTTCCTCTAAAAGCAAACCACATATCATTTCTATCTTTTGCTATGAGTACTTCTGCACCATCTCTACTTATAATTTTACCAGACGCAAATCCTAGTTTTTTACAAGCAGTCTCTGCTGGTTTTGGATTCATATAAGCAATCGCAGATAACTTAGCTGCTATTTCTGCTCTTTCCCATAAGGTTAATTGTTCTTTCATTCTAGTTGTCGCCATTTTTTTTCTCCAATTTAATTTCAACTGCTCCAGCATCTTCATCATTTATTGTCACATTCCTATAGTAAACTATCACCTCACCGAGTTGATTAATATATCTTTTAATTTCTTGCGTATTATAAGACATTAGCTCATAATCAGCAACACTCATGGCAACAAAAACAATATCACCTCCGTGTTTCTTTTTAATATCATCGATAAACTTATCGAGATATGTATACCCTTCAGGGTACAAATCTTCTCTACCTAATTTACAGTTTGATTTTTTAGTTTCAGGATCCTTAAGACAATTCTCAATTATTTTTGTATCTGAAACTACATACCATTTAGGTTCTTTTAAATCTATTGCTCTTGGCATCACTGGCTGAACAATATCGATTTTAATTGGTTTTGTTATTATTTCAACTTCTCTGGGAGGTTGCTGTAATAGACTACAACCACTAATCGTTAAGAGAGCTAATACGCTTGCTATCTGCTTCAATCGCATCAAAGACCTCCTTCGTTTGAGCATTTGCTCGTGTTTCTATCATACCAGGTTTTGCACTAGCAAGTTTAGCAATATTATGTCTTCTAAATATATCTAGATAATCTGACATTTGTGTTTCGTATTGTTGATTTTGTACTTGTAAGCCAGAAAGTGCTTGAGTGGTTTTTTGAAGATTGCCTTGAATGGCCTCAATAGTAGCTTTTTGTTCTTGATCTCTAAGATCTTGAGCAGCAATAACTTTTATTTGCTCTTCTAGCTTGTTCTTCATAGGAACAATTGAGAATTGATAATATAAAAATCCTGATAAACCCATAGCAACAATAATTCCAATCAATAATTTAGACATAATATTATTTCTCTATTTTTTTAGACTCAGCAGCTTTCCTTCTTGCAAGAATTCTTTCAACAAATTTACGGCCCTCTTTCGTTCGACCATCGTAAAGATCTTTTTTCTTTTTCTTTCTTCTTACTGCATCAGCAGGCATTGATACTCCGCCTCCACCTACTGAATTTGCAGCTGCGTCTTCCCACATATCTTTAAATGTTTTCATGAGTCCTTCTTCGAAGCTTTTGCTTTAGCTAATCGTTCTTTAGCCTTTTTAAGATTATCTTTAGCTTTGCGCTGCCTTTCGATTTTATCAGCTTTCTTATTAGCAGCATCTGCACGGCCTTGTGGTGTTAAACGTTTAACACCAGCTTTAGCGCCTTTAAACGCTAGCTTTCCACCAGCCTTAGCGGCTTTACCAGCTAACTTAGCAGTTCCTTTTACAAGTTTCCTAATAAGTTCATCGATTTGCTCTTCGCTTAATGTGTCAATATGAGCTAATTGATCAGCTTCAGACATGTCAATAAGATTATCAATGTCTATTTCTCGTATTTCTTTAAATTTTTTCATCTTTTTAAATCCGCACTCGTTACGAGTATTTTTTGTTTTGTTAAAACATGTTCTACTTGGTATACATTTAAACCAAAGATAGAACCGGTAGGCTTTGTAAAATCTATCACACTAACAATATTATTTATATGTGCAATAACTTCAGCTGTCTTTGGAGATACTATATCTTGTATTAGCTTATATTTACCAGGAGCTAGTTTATTATCTTTTTCAAACCATGCTGAATTTTCAGATAAATCAATTGTTTCTTCTAAATCATCAAAAATATTACTGATAATATCACGTATTTCTGTATCAGTTAAATTTGTACTTTCTTTAATTAAAAATAAAGCTGAAGCATAAGAAGCTAATCTAGTTTTACCAAACGGCAATTTATTAAGTAATCTTTTTACATTAAAAACTAATCTATGAAAAACTGTATAAGCAGATTTTTCTTGAGGAGTTTTTCTATCTGCTGCTTTCTTTAATACTTTACCATTATCATCTATTACACCAAGATCAAAAGCTTCCATCTTATCCCAAGGCGTAACAAGCAATTTTAGAAACCTAAACGCGTAAAATAAATCTGCTGTTCTAGATACTACACTCATTAAATATTCCTTAGTTTTCCTATAATTATTTTATCTAAAGGGATTTCAACCTTATAATCTTCTGGTAAATAATGTAAGAATACTAAAAATGTTTTTAATGTTGAATAATGTTCTGGTTCAACTTTAAACCACATCATTCTATTCGCAGCATTAATACCAAACACGTTATAAATTACAATAATATGATTTAATATCAATCGTTCTTGTAAATCACCAGATTGCTCATAACGTCTAAGTAATCGTTTTAGATACTTAAATCTTTTTAAATCTTCTTTGAACTCTTCTATGTCTGTACATTCTGGATTATTGTAATGTTGTGACGCAAAGAGCTCAAAGTTCCGAGCCGTAAGCTTATCAAATACTTTCATCATATATTATATATAACAACCTCTAAAGATTAATCTGATTCGTTATCAGCCTCGTAATTCTTATCTACATAATCAAAGAATTCTTTTTTCTTATCACCTTCGAGCTCACCTGGTGAAGTTACACCAAACTTTTTCAAAGCTGCTTTAAAGAATTTTTGATATCTTTCTTTATCTTCTTGCATTTTAGATTTAGCTTCGTTCATTGCATGAGCTTCTGCTACAACTTCTTCACTAACTTCTTCATTAGCCATTTGTAAAGCAGCTTTTACTTCAGGATCGTCAGATAAACCTTTCTTCATTTTTTCAATTTTATTTACAGCACCAGTCATATTACCGCTCATTTTAAGAGCAAGATCAGTTGCTTTTTTAACTAAAGCTTTAGGAAACTTACCTTCTTCAATAGTTTCTTCTTCAACTTCTTCCTTCATTGTTTCAACAGCTTTAATTAAATCTTGAACTGTATACTTCTTTTTAGGATCTAAAGCTCCAGCCATGGTTGTTTTATCTGGAAATTTAGTCTTTTTGCTAGCAACTAAATTCGCACCATCAAAATATAAACCTTTAGCTCTCGTGGCTTTTCTTAAAAACTTAGAAAGTGTCATCTGAGGAATATCAGAAGCCATTGCTTTAGGATCTACTTTAGCAGCATTTTCTTCTAAGTCTTCATCTTCATGTTGAACATCTTCATTAGGTAATGATTTTACAAATTTATCTACTTTTTTCTTATCACCACTTACTGTAACGTCCATACCAGTTTTAGTTTTTTTAACTTCTGCTTTTAATCCAGCTTTTTTTGCTAATTTAACCGCGTTAGATGCTGTATCATCATCCATATCAACTAATTCAAATGTGTCTTCTTTGACTACAGAACCGTCTTCTTTTTCACCAGACTTCTTAACTTTATGAGCTGCTTTAAAGTCTTTTTCGCCTTTGGCCTTTGGCTCTCCAGCTTCATCTACTTCTGGTTTTTCGTGTGTATAACCTTTCTTTGAAAGTTCTTCGTGATCTTTCTCAGTTTTTGCTACTGCTTTTTCACCAGTTTCTGGATGAAACATGTCGTGAGGATATTTAGCTTCTTCCTTTTTTACTTTACCTTCAAGTACATCGCTAACTGCTGCAGCAATGCTTAAAGTAGTTTTATCATTAATTCTCATATTAGTTCTCCTATTTTATGAAAAGCATTCCCGTGATAGCTGTGGCTGCGGTAGCAATTACTATCCAGAATAATTTATTAATTATATTTACGGTATGAGCATTTTGCCTTACCAAAATTTCTATTCTATCAACTCTATTTATAAGAGCTAATATTTGTTCTCCTTGCTGTTTGCCAAACTCTGCCATAGTAGCAATTTTCTCTTCGGCTCGAGCTAAAGATATAATTGCGTCAGACATCTTATCGATTTTTTCTTCGATTCGATCAAGTCTTGCTGATTGTTCAGCTCTTTGTTGTTGTGCTGTTGCCATATATGTAAATCCTACATTTTAAAGGTGTAACCCCTTTGATTAATCTATGGAACTCCATTTTCTTTACATCGAAAACCATTCCCTTTTTAAGTAACCATGGTAAGCATTCTTGTAGCTGAAATTGCCAACCCTCGCCATCTAAAATTTCTATTTCTCTATCTTCCATATCACGATGCCAAACAAATTCTTCATCATCGCGGGAAGGATCAAATTCTCTTATGTCCGCATCTTCCCAGTACGGTTTACCAAAAGTAAGATCCACCACCTTTCAACCCCAAGTCTTTAGCATATTTTGGAAGTCTACACGCCCAATAACCTGCTTTCGTTTTATCTGTTTTAGTCTCACAATTATGACGAGCTGCAAAGTTTCTTGCTGCATCTCTGTCATTTATCTTAGATGTGAGACCACCCTTTTCGTCACCAAACTCAATCTTTTTAACGTTTCCAGTTTTTGGATTTTTTACATAAACAACGTACTTTTTCTTGCCACTAGATCTCTTAGGCTTATTTAATTCTGGTTCTGCAGCTTCATCAATTTCTATCATTGGTTGATCTAAAGGAACATGAGATCCTTCATAGATACCAAATCTTTCTTCAATGTGTTCTAAAAAACTATGCATTATTTATCCTTTACTGCCTTAATATAACCTGGCATATTTGCTTTCGGATCACCTAAATTCTTAGCACCTTTCTTTAACGCTTCAGCTGAATTTCTAGCTTTTACTACAACCTTTTGGCCCTTTTTTAATTTGTTAATAGACTTTTGTACAGTTACTGTCCAAAATTCCATACCCTCATTTCTTAATTCTTTAAAGCTTTTCATTTTTTTGTCCTTTTATCCATTTTACAGCTATTGCATTTTCTGGTGGTTTTGCAGCCCATTGCTGTATTCTTTTATAAGCACTTAATACAGCTTTTTCAATATCAGATCCTTTCGAGTTATCTACGACGATCATTCTTTGTCTAAATAAACCTTGAAATTTACCTATATTAGTTTGTACATCTTTCCACATTTTAGTTACCATATCATCTGGTAATGAACGTGGCCTTATTTTATTTCTGTCTAATGCAGTATCTAAATCAGTATTAACAAAAATCATATGAACAGCATATCCAAGAGCTCTTAACATATCAACTTGCTTTTTAATTTTAGCATAATCTTTACCAGTACCATCAATAACAATACCCATTCTACCTTCTAAAGCTCTGGTCATTATTTTACCAGTTAAAGCTTTTGCCTTTGCTCTTACAGCTTGACCTTGAGCTGAAGCTATATCATTTGGATTTACTGTAAGTCCAGCTTTCTTTAAACCTTTTTCAAAAGCATCATCAGAATTAATTAATCTAAATCCAAGTGCTTTTAACGCAGTCTTACCTACAACAAATGATTTACCACTTCCGGGGCCACCTGCTAGGAATACTGCTTTAAAAATTGATGGATCATTTACACCTTCCATCAAGTCAAAATGTTCTCTAAATTTATCCACCAAACTCGTGTCCAGCAACTCTTTTCATTTGTTTTTTAAATTCAGCAAAATCAGGTTTATTTTTATATAGTTTAATAGAAATTTCGTTTCTATCTTTACCTTTGATTCTCCAGTTAAAACCCTTTTCTTTATGTTCTGGCTTAGTAGTCTTTACTACTCTACGCTTAAATCCAGCTTCCCAAGGCTCACTCTTACCTGGTCCTTCACTCATTTGAGCTTGTTTTATTGCATCAGCTGTAGGAGCACCTTTCTCTCCTTTTTTTCTCATTTTTTCGCCACGAGCCTTTTTAGCTCTAATATTAGCCCACAAGCCTGGTCCCTTCTCGGATATAAATTTTTTAAAAGTTATCATTTTTTTAAATCGTATCTAAATGTACGACCCTTTTGTTGTTTATCTTTGGTAACTTTATATTTACCAATTCTAGCTAAATTATTAACAAATTCTAATTTACCTTTCTTCATATCTTTGACAAGTTCTGGTTTTACTTTTTTCCAAATACTATCTAAAATATCTCCGTCATCCATTACTAATGGTGCTTCATCAATTGTATCTTCATTGTATTTGTATTTTTTCTTTAATCTTTCGTATTCTGCTTTTCTATCTTTAGCGATTTTATCTAAATCGACACCTTTCGACTTAAGTCGACCAAGTAATCGAGATCGAGCAGACTTGCCTTCTTGAAAATCTCTAAATGATATCATCTTTATTCCTTATTCGCAGCATGTGCAGCTGCAGCATTTACAACATTTACACATATCAACTTCCTCTTACTTTTGCAGCTAGGTCTTTATCAGCCCCGCCCCAAGTTCCTTTCGATTTAGTAACAAAAGAATTTACTCTTGCTAACCCCCATTGTGTTGGATTTGTGCCTGGTCTATGACTTGAACTCCA